TGCGCCTCCACGGTCCGCTACGGGTTTCCAAGTCGATCACCAGGGACGAGCCGCACCAGGACCCACCGTACTGGGCTCTGAGAGCCTCACAGACGGCTTTTCGCAGCTAGGGTGGTGTGACGGTACCCTCGATTTACCACAGAGCCTCTCAGATGTCTATGTGAACTTGATCACATAATGAGCAGATCATCGGGGTAAATTCAGAAACCGTCATGTACTACAGGGTGAGAGGGTAAAACTCCTAGACCCTCCCCTGAGAGAGGGGGATAACAGGGGGTGAGAGCCTCGCTTTTAGGCTCGGCTTCTAGAGAGCCGCTTCGGGGCGGCTCGATCTAGAGCGGCTTTAGGCCGCTATATGGTCTCGGTCTTTTGTGACCGAGCCCTGGAGGCCCAAGACGGAAGGGCTCGTATCGACAGCTGAAGCTGTCTCTGAATCGCCCGCTGGATGCGGGCTCTGTTCTGAATCGCCCGCTGACAATGCGGGCTCTGATCGGCCCGCTGACAATGCGGGCCTCTTTTATTTAGGAGGGGTCTTGACATCCGGATGGCTGTCATCGACCCGCCGCAAGGAGCTCCCTCCCCATTGGGAGGGGATCCGACAAGAGGTTCTAGACGACGCTGAAGGCGTCTGCGAAATCCGAATGCCAGGTTGCCTTGGATGGGCAACCGATGTTGATCACATCAACCGTGGAAATGATCATTCCCGCCGCAATTTGCGTGCGGCGTGCTCGAAATGCCACGGGAAAAAGTCATCCGCTGAGGGGAACGCCCGAAAGCGGGAATTGCGAGCCAGGAGGAAGCGCCCACAGGACAGACATCCCGGCTCTTTGTAGCGGCCAGGTGCTGCTAGATACCCAGGAGGTAGCCACAGTGGGAGCTGCAACACGCGGCCCGGTCCCTGAGAGGACAGACCAGACCGTTCGCCACAGCGAGCCGGTCGACAAGATCGAAGTCTTCGGTGAAGTGAGAGTGCCAGACCTCGGAGACGTGAGTTTCCGTGGTGAGACGCACCCGATCATCAAGGACCTGTACCAGGCGATGCAGGAATCCGGCCAGAGCCGGTTCTACGAGCCGTCAGACTGGCAAGTCGCTCGCCTCACACTCCTCGCGCTGAACGAGGAACTCATCGCAGCCAGGCACGGAGACAAGCCGATTGGCGCGATGAAGCTCACAGCGCTGAACCAGATGCTCACGACGCTCATGCTGACCGAAGGCGACCGCCGCCGCGTCCGCATCGAGCTCGAACGGAAGCCTAGCCAGCCCGAAGGCGTCGTCATCGACGCTGCTGCCCAGTTCAAGCAGTGGCTGGAAGAGCCGTAATCCCCCAGGTCCCCCGGGGCGGGTAGGCGTTTCCTCCTCCTTTCCCGCCGAGAGCCCCGCTACCGGCTCCCCGTCCCGGGGTTGACCACTCCCGAAAGGAACCACATGGCAGTAATCGGTATCGAGCTCGAACCGGATCAGCTCGTCCTCACCCGTCGTCGCGACTTCAAATGGACGTTCGAGAACTTGGACGAAGACGGCAACGCCGTCGACTTCCCCGCAGGAGAGCTGTTCTTCGAGCTGGACACAGGTGGGCAGCACAACGCTGTTCAAGAGGTCCAAGTGCTCGGAGCTACAGGCGGCACGTACACGCTCAACATCAACGGCGTGAACACCCCGGCCATCGACTACAACGACGTGTCCGAGAACCCGCAGGGTCTCGCTGGCGACATCACCGACGCGCTGGAAGCGGCGGTCGGCGCTGGGAACGTCAAGGTCAACCCGGTGACGCTCTTCCCAGCCTGGACGCTCAACTTCAACCTCAACAGCGGCAAGCCGCTCACCGAGCAGCTCGTCAACACCATCAACAAGGCCGCGAACGACTTCTTCAACACGTTCGAGCAGCTCTTCGGAGTAGACGTGGAGATGACCGTCACCGACGCGTTGAACTTCAAGCTCAAAGTGACCTCCCTCAAGTCGTTCGATGAGGTCGGTGTCATCACCTTTGCGGTCGATGTCACGTCCACAGCGGTCAAGAACTTCTTCAACAGCTTCGCTGGCCTCGTCGGCGCGGTGAACACCGTAAGCGTGGACTTCTACTGGAACCGCACGTACGAGATCGAGTTCATCGGAGAGCTGGCGCAGAAGCCGATACAGCCCATCACCGCTGACATCAGCAACCTGACCGGAGCATCGAAGGCCGTCAAGGTCAGTGTCAAGCGCCCCGGCAAAGAGCGACTAACCCGGTGGGACTTCGACATCGACGGCCCCGTAGCGGATCTGAAGGTCGAGAGCGAAGAGGCTGACTTGATAGCCGCACGTACCCGCTGGCAACTGGTGTTCCTCGAAGACGGGGAGCCCGCAGGCGGCGAGCCGATAGCGCGCGGATTGGTGTGGGTGCAGGAATGAGACTCAAGGGATACCCAACTGACGGCAGGCCGGCACTCTCCTACCTGGGAGCCCCCACAGGCTCCATCGTCGGCACAGATCGCCGCCCGGTAGACCGGATCGTCTCGGTGCCGGGAAAGCCTGGACCTCCTGGAGATCGCGGCCCGAAGGGAGACGGCCTTCAGGTCGACGGAACTGTCGCAGATTCAGCGTCACTGCCTACCGCAGGGGATCATCCGCTGGAGTTGTGGGCCACCACTAGTGACGGTCAGTTCTGGCTGTCGGACGGCACGGTGTGGTACCTGGCAGATGTCAGAGGTCCGAAGGGTCCTATTGGTGATCAAGGCCCGAAGGGTGATCAGGGTCCGCAAGGAATACAAGGCATTCAAGGGCCTGAAGGGCCTCCAGGAACTACGTCTTGGGATGGCATCACTAACCGTCCCAGTAATTTCCCCCCGTCAGCCCACAGTCACGCGATTGGAGACGTGACCGGGCTACAGGAGGAGCTCGACACCAAGAAGGATGCTGACGGCGTGTGGGGCATCGTCTCCTACTACTGCGAGGACGAGAACGACTTCCAAGGCCAGATCGACACCAAGATCACACAGGCTCAGGCTCAGACCCTTGTCGACCAGGCCGTCGCCCAGTTGTTGGACGGATCTCCCGAAGCGCTGGACACTCTCAACGAGTTGGCCGCTGCACTGGGTAACGACCCCAACTTCGCTACTACGGTGTCAGCTCAGATCGGGAGCAAAGCCGATAAGGCGACGACGATCACCGCAGGTACCGGACTCAGCGGAGGCGGCGACCTGTCCGATAGTCGCACTCTCTCAGTCAACTTCGGCAGCGCACCCGGGACAGTCTGCCAAGGAAATGACGCACGCCTGTCCAATGCCAGAACTCCAACAGCACACACGCATCAGATCTCGGATGTGGAGAACCTACAGGCGACACTTAACGGCAAGGTCGGGACGGACGGCTCGGTACTCAACGTTGTGAAGATGACCCAGGCCCAATACGACGCACTAGGTGCGAGCAGGCCAGCGACGACGTTCTACGTCATCGTGGGGTGATCTAGATGTCAGTTCGCATCGACAACGTTCAGCCCGACGCAATTTACTACGGCGATTACCTAGCCACGAGGGTTTTCCAAGGGAACTCACTGGTATGGCCTTACGCCAACCAGATGGTCGAGTTCAACACCCCTGGGAGCGTCCTTTACAACTTCCCTCCCGGCACAGCCTTCGTGGATCTAGGAATTATCGGAGGAGGTTGTGGCGGGGCGGGCGGTGGAATGCCGTTGTACCGCAACGGAGGCAGGGCCAGTACTTGGAGCACATTGAGACTTCGACTAGGTGTAGACATCCCCTGGAGCGTCACACAGTTGACCTTGACAGTCGGAGCCGGAAGTTCTGGAACAGCTGGCGGGGCTTTCGAGAACACCCCGAGTCAAGGGGGGGCTTCGTTCATCGTCATCGGCGGTGAAGAAGTTCTGAGATCCCCAGGAGGAACTTTCAACACAGGCGTTCAAAACGGCGGCAGCCCTGGCAATCTCACCTTCTACGACATAACCGCCATCGGCGGTGTCGGAGGAACAGGAAACGGTGGTCACGGCACTGCACCTGGAGCTGGTGGTGCCGGAGGAAACGGCTCGCTCATTTCGCCTAGTAGAGGGGGAAACGGAGCTCCAGGCCGCGTAATCATCCACGCACACAGTTAGACCAAGCAGGCGGTCCCCTAGCGCAGAGGGGAGCCCCTGCGTTGGGTCAGTAGCTCAACTGGAAGAGCAGCGGTCTCCAAAGCCGCGAGTTGGAGGTTCGAGTCCTCCCTGGCCCGCACACCACCCGTCCCCGGTAGGGGGCGGGTTTTTTCTTCTCAAATCGAAAGGCAGACATGAGCTTCCGCACTGCTTATGGCAATGCGTACTCCGAGAACGGTTGGCGTATGTGCAACCGCGACGAGTGCGTGACGGTCTCCGGACCGTACATGGACACCGCACCGCTCCGACGTGGCGCTGCCGAGAAGCTCCTCGGAGAGTTCGTCAGGCGCTACCACCAGGTGTGCGCCCCGGTCGTATCCCCCGTATGGGGCTGGTCGGAGACGAACGACGTAGGCAACTCGAATCACCTGTCAGGCACGGCAGTCGACATCAACGCTCCGCAGTGGCCGTGGGGCTACCGGACGATGCCAGCCGCGCTGGTTGCCAAGATCAACGTCCTGCTGGACCAGTTCGAGGGAGCCATCTACTGGGGCCGCAACTGGAATCGCCCCGACGAGATGCACTTCCAGCTCAACTGGGCTGAAGGCGACGCCAAGTACAACCGCATCCTGGCGAAGTTCGCAGGTGGTGTCCCCGTCGAGGGACACTCCCCCAACCTCCCCGACGACGACAGCGAACTGCTCATGCGCGGTTCGGCCAACGTCGAGCAGACGCGCATCCTCCAGGCCGGCCTCAAGGCCGTGTTCCCCGCGTACGCAGGGAATCTGGCTGTTGACGGCGACTACGGGCCGGAGACCGAGAAGGCTGTGCGCCGCTTCCAGTCCGCATCCGGTCTGGTGGCAGACGGCATCGTCGGACCGGCCACCCGAGCTGAGCTCGCCAAGTACAACATCATCCTCAAACCCGCTACCCCCCAAGAGGTTATACCCGTGGGTAAGACACCCGTTGTTGTCGGCCCTGCCGACGACCAACTCAACATGCGATTCAACTGCCTTGGCGGCAAGACGCTGGTCGAAGCCGTGGCAGAGATCCGCGACAAGGTCTGCGGCACCAACGACAAGGACAAGACAGGCGTGGTTCTTCAGTGACCCAACGACATCTAGCAATTGTCTTCCGTGGAACCGGAGGCGTCATCGGCCAGGACTACGTGTCCCGTGTGTGCCAGGGCGTCTCCGACTTGGTCGAAGAGATCAACCCCAAGTTCGACGCCACGATGGGCGGCATCCCGGTCGGCACCGCGAACAACCTCGGTGCCAAGTCGATGAAGAAGGCCGTCGATGAGGCGGTCTGGGACGCCACCGGCATCATCAAGCACGCGTTGACGGTCAACCCGAACCGCAAGGTGATCGTCGGCGGGTACTCAGCTGGAGCTGTCGCTGCGGCCCGCGTCCGTAAGTGGCTCCAGGAGACCTACCCCGACAACTACCTGTGCTCATTCTCGTTCGGCGACCCAACCCGCCCGCACGGCGGTTCGTACTACGGAGGCCCGATCCTGAGCGGCCAGGGCATCTCCTCGTGGCGCTACGGGGACGTCAAGGACTGGCGGCACTGCTGGCTGACAGACCCGGGCGACATGTACGGGAACATCCCCCTCGGGGCGTCTGGGGACATCCTGGACGACTTCTACGACATGATCACGGCCACGCAGATCTCAGATCCGCTGGTCACCGCGCTGACGTTCATCGAGCAGTTCCCCAAGACGCTGGCAAAGGCCGGCACAAATCCGCTGGCGGCATTCAAGGCCGCTGAGGTCGCGATCAAGTTCGCCACGTCGAACCCACCCACAGCAGCGCACATCCAATACGAGCACCGAGAGGTCTGGCCCGGTCAGACGTACCTCGGTCTCGCCATCCAACACGTACGGGACTACGCGAGCCGTGTGCCCCTGACTTGACACCGGACAGAGAGGAGGACGGTTTGGAACTCACAGAACAGGACATCGAGAACCTGGAAAAGGCCGTAGCCGAGGCCACGCGGATAGAAGCCGTGACCGACCCCGAGCTGGCCCCGTCCCCTCCTCACATCATGGGACCGACCTGGCAGCGCCGAACGGACGGCAGGTTCTACCTCCCAGAGAAGACTCTCGGCTACCAGATCCTCATGTGGATGAGCGAATACCTGCTCATACCAGGCGGTCCGAAGGCAGGAGAACCGTTCAAGCCCACACGCGAGCAGGGACGGTTCATCCTCTGGTGGTACGCCGTCGATGAGTTCGGACGGTTCGTCTACCGAAATGGCTTGCTGCGCAGGCTCAAAGGCTGGGGTAAGGACCCTCTGGCGGGCGCTCTGGCACTCGCTGAACTATGTGGCCCGGTGATGTTCTCGCACTTCGACGCCGAAGGCAACCCAGTCGGTAAACGGAAGCCGTCAGCGTGGATTCAGGTCGCCGCAGTCTCCCAGGACCAGACGCGAAACACGTTCTCGCTCTTCCCAGTTCTGGCTTCGGACCGGTTGAAGGAAGAGTTCAAGCTCGACTTCAACAAGACCATCGTGTACGCCAAGACGATTGGCGGCGTGATCGAGGCTGCAACCTCGAATCCCCTGACGCTGGAAGGGAAACGGCCAACCTTCGTCATCAAGAACGAGACCCAGTGGTGGATCGAGACCAACAACGGTCACGCCATGTCGGAGGTCATCGCCGGTAACGTCGACAAGTCCGCGTACGGCGTGTGTAGGTCTCTGTCGATCTGCAACGGCCACATCCCCGGCCAGGATTCAGACGCCGAGCGCGACTACGACGCGTACATGGACGTGCTGGCTGGCAAGGCCATCGACACCGGCTTCCTGTACGACGCTCTGGAGGCCCCAGCGGACACACCGCTGAGCGAAATCCCTCCCCCGACAGAAGACCCCGAGGGCTTCGAGAAAGGCATCGCACAGCTTCGTGAGGGCCTGAAAATCGCACGCGGTGACGCGGTGTGGCTGGACCTCGACACCATCATCGCCTCGATGCTGGACAAGCGCCGCCCGGTGACGGAGTCCCGGCGCAAGTTCCTCAACCAGATCAACGCACACGAGGACTCGTGGGTCGCCCCGCACGAATGGGATCGCCTGGCTCTCACCGACGACCTGTTCAAGCTCAAGAAGGGTGACCGGATCGCTCTGGGCTTCGACGGTTCCAAGGCGAACGACCACACAGCCCTGGTGGCGTGCCGGATCGAAGACGGCATGTTGTTCCTGATCAAGCACTGGAACCCCGAGCACCACGGCGGGGAGGTCCCCCGCGATGACGTGGACGCCACGGTGCGCTCGTGTTTCGAGCGGTACGACGTGGTCGCCTTCCGTGCTGACGTGAAGGAGTTCGAGGCGTACGTCGACCAGTGGGGCAAGGACTTCCGCAAGAAGGTCCAGGTCAACGCATCCGCTGGCAACCCGGTGGCATTCGACATGCGAGGCCAGCAGAAGAGGTTCGCACTCGACTGCGAGAGGTTCCTCGACGCGGTACTGGAGCGCGAGGTCTATCACGACGGCAATCCAGTTCTGCGGCAACACGTTCTCAACGCACGCAGGCATCCGACCAACTACGACGCAGTCGCAATTCGCAAGGCCAGCAAGGACTCCAGCAAGAAGATCGACGCTGCGGTCTGCGCGGTCCTAGCGTTCGGCGGCAGACAGGACTTCCTGATGAGTAAGCGAAATCGCTCACGTAGAGCGGCGGTGATCATGTAATGGCAGAAACCGCAGTAGATCCCGAGAAGGAACGGGATGACCTCCTAGACAAGTTCGAGCAGTCTCAGGACGAGCTGAAAGCATCCAAGTCGTACTACGACGCCGAGGACAGGCCAGAGGCAGTCGGCCTGCCAGTTCCGGCGCGACAGCGCGACCTGCGCTGCCACGTGGGCTATCCGCGTGTGTACGTGGACGCCATCGCGGAACGCCAAGAGGTACAGGGCTTCCGGCTGGCTGGAGCTGAGGACGGTGACGAGGATCTGTGGGACTGGTGGCAGGCGAACAACCTGGACACCGAGTCGATTCTCGGCCACACGGACGCCTGCATCTACGGGCGGTCGTACGTCACGATCTCGATGCCAGACCCGAAGGTCGACCTGGACGTGGACCCCGAAGTCCCGATCATCCGCGTTGAGCCTCCCACGTCGCTGTACGCCTCCATCGACCCGCGTACCCGTAAGGTGCAGAAGGCGATCCGAGCTGTCTACGACGAAGAGGGCAACGACGTTATCGCGGCCACCCTCTACCTGCCTGACCGCACGATGCTGTGGGTCAAGGAAGAGGGCGAGTGGGCTGCACCGACCACGGTCAACCACGGCCTAGAGCTGGTCCCGGTGGTGCCGATCCCCAACCGTACGCGGCTGTCAGACCTGTACGGCACGTCGGAGATCACCCCCGAGCTCCGGTCGATGACCGACACGGCTGCCCAGATCCTCCAGAACATGCGGGCCACCGCCAACACGATGGCGATCCCACAGCGGCTGCTGTTCGGTGTGAAGCCGGAAGAGCTGGGTATCGACCCAGACACCGGCCAGCGGTTGTTCGACGCGTACATCGCCAACATCATCGCGTTCGAGGATCACGAGGCCAAGGCGCAGCAGTTCTCAGCTGCCGAGCTGAGGAACTTCACCGAGGCCCTGGAAGAGGTCGCCAAGCAGGTCGCCAGCTACACGGGGCTCCCTCCCCAGTACCTTTCGTCCCAGTCCGACAATCCGGCCTCTGCTGAGGCAATCAGGGCGTCGGAATCGCGTCTGGTGACCAAGGTTGAGCGGAAGAACAAGATCTTCGGCGGGGCCTGGGAAGAGGTCATGCGGATCGCCTACAAGATGGCGAAGGGCGGCGACATCCCTCCGGACTACTACCGGATGGAGACCGTCTGGCGTGACCCGTCGACTCCGACGTACGCGGCCAAGGCCGACGCAGCCAGCAAGCTCTACGCCAACGGTGCAGGTGTCATCCCCCGAGAGCAGGCTCGCATCGACATGGGCTACACCATCGCCGAACGCGAGAAGATGCGCGAATGGGATGAAGAGGAGCAGGCGATGGGCCTGGGCCTCGTCGGCTCGATGTACGGCGAGACGCCGGCCTCCAAAGCCCCAGCTCAGACCCCAGATACTCCAGCCCCCGACACATCGGGAGGCAGTAGCGAGTGACCCCTGACGAGTACGCCGCTACGGCGGCGATGATCACGTCGCGGGTCGCCCGGAAGATCCACCAGTTCGCCATCCTCTTCGCACCGACAGAGATGAGCTGGGCTGAGTGGATTCGCATGTTGCAGTTCGTCTACCCCGAGATCGAAGCGGGCAGGTCAGACATCGCCAAGGCGGCAAGGATGTTCTACGACTCGCAGAGATCGGAGCACCACCCCACGCTCCCCCGGCATGACCGGCCAACCGAGGAATATCGGTTCGAGTGGTTCGTGCAGAACATGGAGCCAGCGCGAAAGCAGATGTCCCAGATGGACTCTCGCGAGAACGCTGTCGCCAACATGGTTCTGCGGGCTGTACGGGAAGTTGAGAACGCGGGCAGACGACAGATCATCCACGCAGTACAGACTGACCCAGAGCCCCAGGTTGTGAAGGGCTGGGCCAGGGTGGCTACCGGGCGCGAAACATGCGCCTGGTGCCTCATGCTCGTGTCGAGAGGGCCGGTCTACGAATCCGCAAGGACTTCCGGCCTGGAGCTCGATGACGAGACTGCCGTGGACTTGTACAGATCCGGCATGGATGTCACCGAGTACATGAACCAGTGGCACACCGGCTGTGACTGCAAAGTGGTTCCGGTCTTCGACCTTCAGAACTGGCCTGGCAAGGAGGCGGCAGACGCCGCACTCCAGTTGTGGATAGAGGCCGGTAAAGAGGCCGACAGGCTGATCGAATCCGGCGAGGCTCGCACGGACAACGTGAACCGAGAAACCATCAACGCACTTCGCCGACGCCTAGCGCGTGGCGAGGTCAACACGTCCCAATTCGCTGCTCTCGCAGCGTAACTCACTGTTCAACGGCTCCCAGGTGGGGCCTATTCAACCATGCCCAGGAGGCGATATGCCAGACACCCCTTCGACTGAAACCCCCGACGCTGGCGCGACGACTGAGACCAAGACGGACGAAGCCGCCAAGACGTTCAGCGCGGAGTACGTGAAGGACCTGCGCGAAGAAGCCGCACGGTACCGGACCGAGAAGAAGGACGCTGTCGAAGCCGCGAAGACCGAGACCCGAGCCGAGGTCGTCGCAGAGTACGAACCCCAGATCGCTGATCGCGACACGAAGATCGCAGAGCTGGAGAGGACCGTAGCGGACCAGACTGCTGAGCTCCTGAAGCTCAAAGCCGTTGTGGACGCGAAGGTTCCGGTCGAGGACGTGTTCACGGTCGCAGAGCTCGTTCATGGCGCGGACCAGGAGTCGATCTCCGAGTCGGTCAAGCGAGTCATGTCGATCTACGGCAAGAAGCAGAAGCCCGACGTGCCGACTGATCCCAGCCAAGGCAGCGGCGGCGCAACCCCGCTCAACGGCGATCCCATCGCCAACTTGCTCAAGCGTGCCGTAGGCGCGAAATAACCGAAATCCCAAGAGAGGACACATAAATGGCTACTCCCGATCAGGTCGCAACGACCGAAGATTTCAAGGCGTTCCTGACCCCCGAGCAGTCGAAGGACTACTTCGAGAAGGCCGAGAAGACCTCCATCGTCCAGAAGATCGCCACGAAGATCCCGATGGGTCCGACTGGCATCACCATTCCGTACTGGAACGGCGCGGTCACCGCTGAGTGGGTCGGTGAGGGCGAAATGAAGCCCCTGACCAAGGGCTCGTTCTCGAAGAAGGATCTGACCCCGGTCAAGATCGCGGTCATCTTCGCCGAGAGCGCTGAGGTCGTGCGTCTCAACCCGCTCCAGTACCTGGAGACGATGAAGACCAAGATCGCCGAAGCGTTCGCGCTGAAGTTCGACGCGGCGGCCATCCACGGCATCGACAAGCCGACCGCGTTCAAGGGCTACCTGACCGAGACGACCCAGTCTGTCTCGCTGAACCCGAGCGCGTATGACGCTGTGGGCGTCGACGGTCTCGCCACTCTGGTCAACGGCGGCAAGAAGTGGACGGGCACTCTGCTGGACGATGTTGCCGAGCCGATCCTCAACGGCGCGAAGGACCTCAACGGTCGTCCGCTGTTCGTGGAGGCTGTCTACGACAACGTCGTGAACCCGATCCGCGAAGGCCGCATCCTTGGCCGTCCGACCTATGTCAACGACCACGTCGTGAGCGCTGGCGCTCCCGGCTCGCGGGTCATCGGCATCATGGGCGACTTCAGCCAGGTCGTGTGGGGTCAGATCGGCGGCATCAGCGTCGACGTTTCGCAGGAGACCGTGCTGAACTTCGGCACTCCTGAAGCTCCCAACTTCATCTCCCTGTGGCAGCACAACATGCTGGCGGTCCGGATCGAGGCTGAGTACGCGTTCATGGTCAACGACAAGGACTCGTTCGTGAAGATCACCGACGCTCCTGCGCCGGAAGAGGACTAAGCCCCTCTTGACAACGGACGGGACGGGGGAGGCCTTCGGGCCTCCTCTGCCCTGACGAGAGGAGAAACATGGCACACGCCACCGCAACTGACGTGACGGTGTTCTGGGCGCGTACGCCTACGACCGAAGAGGTCGCGCTGATCGACCGGCGACTGGAACAGGCTGAGCGGCTCCTCAAGAAGTCGATTCCCGATCTTGACGCCAAGTGCGCTGCTGATCCGATCTTCAAGGCCGACGTAGTCGACATCGAGGCAGAGGCCGTGCTGCGGCTCGTCCGCAACCACGAGGGGTACATCTCCGAGACCGACGGCAACTACACGTACATGCTCCAGGCGCAGGACCCCAACCGGAAGTTGGAGATCCTCCCCGAGGAGTGGGAGCTGTTGGGGGTCACACGGACTCGTATGGCGATCCTCGTTCCGGATGTGGTGATGCCGTCGTGACGCTCTATCCGAAGCCCGAAGAGGTCAACGCCACAGGCTGTGACCACTGGGCAGACCCACCGGTGTGTAACTGCATCCACGACTGGCGCATCTTCTGGGGCAACTTGCCACGAGTCATCCAGGGAGAGTTCAAATGAGCCTCCTAGACCAGGGCACCGACGACGTCATCGTCTACCCAGAAGAAGTTGTCATCGACAAGGACGGCAACACCCGCACACGCGCCTCGAAGGTCGGCGTGCCGGCCAGGGCTCGAATCCAAGTCCTGGGGCAGTCTGGGACGTCTTCTCGACGCCAAGAGCAGGACAACGAAGGGTTCGAGACCGAGAAGGTCTACACCATACGGTTCGACCGCGAATCCGACCGCCGACTAGGGCGGCTCGGTGCTCAGTCGACCGTCGAATGGGATGGCCGCATCTGGGCTGTGTTCGGCGACGAGAACGTCTACAACAGTTCCCCGAGGACCGCTCATCGGACCTACACCATCAAGAGGCACTGATGACGATCCGGCTACGCCGACCGGCGTACGTCAACGGCGCGGCTGTCCGACACGTGAAGACCCAGCGCGGTCTCGACGCGAAGACGAACGAGATCTTCGTCAGAGCTGAGGCCAACCTCGAACGGGCACGAGCCTCCACGCCGCACGAGAAGATCTCAGGCCCCGAGCACGTCACGAAGATCTACAAGGGCAAGGCCCCTGGCAAGCACGGCCAGCACGACCGGATCGTCGGTATGTCTGGCACGAACCCGTGGGCAATCGAGTTCGGCCACGGCCCATCTGGCTTCTTCTCACCTGGCCGCTACGGCAAGGTCACGAAGGCCCCGCATGGACTCTACATCCTGACCCGCGCATCGTTCAGGCCCAGCACAAACGTCACTCCCGCAAGTGGAAGGAGGGTAGGTAAGCGCTAGTGCCCAAACTGCCTCGCGCACAGACGATTCTGCTGCCCATCCTTCGAGCAGCTCACCCCGATGTCACGTTCACCACGTGGGGCGAAGACATCGACTATCGAAAGTTCCCGACCGTCAACCTGCGACGTATCGACGGTTACCGAAATCCAACTGCCCCAGAGCTTCACGGCTTTCCGATCATCGAGATGACCGCGTACGGCGACGAGGGGCTGCCTGAAACAGAGGAGCTTTATGAGGACTGCCTAGAGACGCTCTACCGAGCGCACAAGCGTCAAACACAAACTCCCGCAGGCTATATCAGCTCATTCAGAGAAACGATGGGCGCAACACAGTTCAGCTCTCCGTTCCAGGACTCCTGGCGCATCCAAGGGCTGTTCGTCGTAGGCGTCCGTCCTCCCAGAAAGTAAACGGAAGGATTCACATGGCACAGAACGATGCTGCTGTTCTTACCGCCGCCGTCGGTTACGGCTTCATCGCCAATCCCGGCACCCCCGCTCCGACTCCCTCTGAGCTTGCCGCTCTCGATCCGGAGACCTTCGGTTCCAAGGTCGTGACCATCAGCGGCTCTCCGACCGACCCGTTCGACCTGGAAATCGCAGGAGAGCTGGTCGAAGAGGTTGCGGCTTCTGTCAACGCCGCTGCGCTCCAGGTCGCCATCGAGGAGGTTCTCGGTGAGGGCGCTGTGCGGGTGTCCGGTACGTCGCTGGCAACCGGCCTGGACGTGACGTTCATCGGTCCGTACCAGGGCCTCGATGTGGAAGTCGACGCGGTTGGTGATGTCACCGTGACGACCAAGACCAACATCAACGGCTGGACGCCGGTCGGTCACACGTCGGAGAACGACATGCCCGAGTTCGGCTACGAAGGTGGCGACACCGAAGTCCGGAACACCTGGCAGAAGAAGAAGCTCCGCGAGGTCCAGACTGATGAGCCCGTCGACTACCTGACGATGTTCCTGCACCAGTTCGATACTCAGTCGTTCGAGCTGTACTACGGCAAGAACGCAGCCGACACCCCCGGTGTGTTCGGCGTCGAGGGCAACGCTCGCCCGGTCGAGAAGGCCCTGCTGGTCATCATCGTGGACGGTGACGAGAAGGTCGGCTTCTACGCGGCCAAGGCGTCGATCAAGCGCGACGACGCGATTCAGCTCCCGAACGACGACTTCGCGGCTCTGCCGGTCCGTGCGACGTTCCTGAAGATGGCCGGTCGCCGGCTGTTCGACTGGATCAACGCGAAGCTGTTCAAGTAACCACTACTTGACATCGAACAGATGTCTGCGGGGGGAGGGGTTCCTGTGGCGGGCCTTCCCCTCCCCCATCCAATCTCACTGCCCGCCAGCCAAACAACGAAAGGTCTGCCATGTCAAACTTCACCCTCGACAACTTCCGCGCCGCTGCCAAGCGCAAGTACGCCCCGGTGACCGTGGGTCTCAGTGATGGGACCGAGGTTGAACTGCGAGGCCTGATTCGCTTGAGCGAGAAGGATCGCGAGAAGGTGATCGACAACTTCACTCTGATGGGCGAGATGAAGTCCACGGACGGCATCGATGACATGTCCGATTCCGACAAGCAGTTGCTCGCTGATGCGATGAACGAGATCCTGCTGGTCTTGGCCCCTGGCTTGGATGGTCGACGGCTGGTCTCCGAGATCGGTGACGACGTACTGGTTCTGGGCGAAGTCATCGACACGTGGATGACGGAGTCGCGTCTGGGGGAAGCCGTGTCCTCGCCGAACTCCTAGACAAGTACGGCGAGGCTCTCGTAGCGGACTTCCTACGTGAGTACAACGTAGATCTCCGTGACCTCTTTGACGACGAGAACCCGCTGGACCCGCAATACGTTCTGTGGCTAGTCCTCGGTCTCTCAGTGGATTCCGCGTACTCCGCTGAGCGCCGAGGCGGTCCGCAGTTCCGAGGATGGACCCCGAGCACGTACGCACAAGTAGCGACTGCCAACGGAATCCGAGGGCTTCAGTATTCGTACATCCTGACCCACATCGACAAGAAGGCCAAGAGGCCGAATCCTCCTGAGCCGTACCCGATCCCGACTCGGGAAACCGATAGAAGCAAGCCCGTCACACCGAAGCCCGGTTCGTTCGCTGGAATAGCCGCTTCGATGATGGCGGCTGCCCGACGACAGAAGGCAGGTATGTAGATAGATGGCAAAGGGAAGCGCGGGTGGCAAGGGTGGGACCGAGGTCGGTCGCATCTACATCCGAGTCGTTCCGGACGCTGACGGGTTCCACGCTAATCTCCGTAGGCAGATCGAGGGGTCCGACGACGACCTCGAACTGAAGACTAAGGCCACCGGACTGGACAAGGTCCGGAAGCAAGCCAAGGAAGCCACCAAGGGCATCCAGGCAGAGGTCGACGTAAAGGCCAACACCGCTGCCGCACAGCGGGATCTGGATCTGTTCGCCAAGCGTCAGCTCAAGAACCTGGACAAGTATCTCAAGGACCTCGAAGCCAAGATCCCCCTCACCGCCGAGGGGGAACGGTTCCGGCGTCAGGTCGAGAGAGCGGCCAAGGAACTCCAGGGCGACATCAAGGCAGAGATCCCGGTTGAGGCATCGCTGGCTGCTGGTCAGCGTGCCAAGGTGCTGGGCGAAGTCGAGGCGGTCAAGAAGCTCGCTGAGCGCGATGCGATTCAGCTCAAGCTGGACCCACAGTTCGACTACAAGCTGAGGAACCGTCTCGCCAAGTTCCGGCCTGAACCGATCAAAATCGAGCTCGATCCGCAGTTCGATTACAAGCTGCACAAGCGGCTGAGTGAGCTTGCACGGAAGGCAGCCGAGGAAGAGCTCAAGCAGGAGCAGGACTTCAACAAGCGGCTGAAGGCGTACCACGACCAGCTCTACGAGGACAAGCACAAGACTCGTATTGCGGACTGGCGCAGGGAACTTCAGCTCATGAAGGAGCGCGAGGCCGAGACCCGCAAGTTCACCGAGAACTTCCGCCGTGAGCTAGAAGAGCAGAAGGCTGCCAGGTTGGCTCCTGATGCCAATTTCCGCAGGACGATGCTGTCCGACCTCAAGAAGGCAGCGCAGGACCTCGAAGCGTCTCTTGAGTTCAACGTGGACGGCGAGAAGCTCCGCAGGGATCTGCGAGCAGAAGTCGAGGCAATCGAGCGGGAGATCGAAGCAGAGATTCCCGTCGACCTGGAACTTGCTGCGGCACAACGGGCCAAGATCAAGGCAGCTATCGAGAGCATCCGGGCGCAGGTGCCTGTGGATGTGGATACAAAGAAGCTGGGCAGGTTCAACCAGTTCGCACGCAACTGGGGCAACTTCGCGCTTCCGAACTTCGGCACCGGCGTAAACCCAGCTGGGTACGCCGTCATCCTGGGTGCCATCCTGGCTGTGGCTGCGCCGTTGGTCGGTCTAATCACCACTGCATTTCTTTCTCTCCCAGGGCTTATCGCGCTCATAGCGACACCGATCGCTGCGGTCACTCTGGGCCTGGAGGGGTTCAAGAGAGCAGCGGAGAAGATCAAGCCACAGTTCGAGGATCTGCAAAAGTCGATGAGCGCGGTCGCAGAGACCAAGTTCACCCCGATCATGCAGCAGATCGCGGACAACATCTTCCCGATGCTCAAGCGGTCCTTGCCGTCTGTCATAGATGGCCTGCGGAACATGTCCCAGGGCGTGATCAACGCGATAACCGAGCCTGTGGGAGCCCAAAGGGTCGAGAACACGATCCGGAACATCGGTACCGCGCTACACGACGCAGCACCCGGTGTGCAGTCGTTCACGAGCGGAATCATCGGGCTGGCGAACACGCTCAGCGAGAAGTTCCCGAGCATCGTGTCGTGGTTCAACGACGCCGGATTCCGGTTCCAGAACTGGGTCAACCAAGCCATTGCAGATGGCTCGCTTAGCGAGTCGTTTGACGGCCTGGGTAGGTCGCTGAAGTACATCCTCGACACAGTCGTTGATCTCGGCGGCAAGGGCATCGACTTCATGAAGGACCCCGAGAAGGTTGCTGCGTTCAACGCAGAACTGAAGGGCGTCCTGGAGACCGTCAAGGGTTTGGTGGAGCTGTCGGACAAGTTCCTCTACATGTTCCGTCTGCCTGGCAAGTTCATGGACTGGTGGGACAGCTGGGGCATCACCGGCGAGCGCGGTCCGAACGCGAGCGATGGATGGGAGACCGTCAAGAGCTGGTTCGGAGGCTCGCAGGAGGCTGCGGCTGAAGAGGGCAAGAAGACCGGCCAGAGCTACATGCAGGGCTTCCAGCAGGCGATGCAGCAGCCTGGAGCCAACCAGACGACCAACCTGACTGACCTCTTGCTGGGCGCTGGCGGCACCACGGGTGCTCCTCCCCCGGCGATGGAGATCCCTCCGCCCAACCTGGAGCCGGCGAAGGCCGAAGTTACCGAGTACCAGTCGTTCATCGACAACGTCACTCAACAGGTCCGTGGAGCGCTTTCGCAGGCTACGTCGGGTGAAACCCTTCCGGCTCCGAACTTCGAGGCGTTCAAGGCAGCCTGGACGGGGCTGTACACGTTCATCTCCGAGCAGGTGGCGTCGTTCAAGGCCCAGGGCCAGCTCGTGGGTGACGCTCTCGGGTCTGGCATGTCGGGCTTCGTGGACAAGGCCAAGGCCGCGTTGGCAGGTCTGCCTGCCGCGACCGCGCCGCACTTCCAGGCGATGAAGCAACAGGCCATCACCGCGTTCACCGAGATCGAGACCGCCGCAGGCGAGCTCCCCGGCAAGATCGGGAGCCAGCTCGGGGGATTGGCCGGCATCGGTCACAGCGCCGGTCTCCAGCTCATGTCCGGCCTGACAGCCGGTATGCAGGTTGGTGAGGGTTCGATGCTGGCGTACGTCGACACCATCGCAGGGAAGATCGCCCAGCACAAGGGTCCGCTGCCCTACGACCGCAAGGTCCTGGTGCCCAACGGTGAGGCCCTGATGGAAGGCCTGGGTGTCGGCTTGGCTACCGGCTTCGAGGACGTGCTTGCACGTGCCAAGTCGATGGCAGAGCAGATCTCCGAGGCGGTGTCGGAAGGCACGAGCGTCGAGAACCTGCTGGGAGGCAACAAGCTCCCGGCGCTTCAGAAGATGCTGGACACCCTCGAAGAGCAGCGCAAGGTTCTGAAGGTCCAGAAGAACAACACCTCCGACAAGGAGGAGAAGAAGATTCTGACGGACAAGATGAGCCAGCTCCAGGCCATGAAGGACGAGCTGTCGCTGATCAAGGATCAGCACAAGAACACCAACCAGTACGGGACCGAGGTCGAATCGGTCTCCGAGATGTGGGACCAGATGTTCCAGAAGGTGTTCGACATGCCGTTCAACTTCGCCAAGGCCACTGGCTCGCAGATCCTTTCGGATCTCGGCATGGGTGGCGGTGGAGCGCTGACGACCCTCGCGGAGGGCCTGATCGACTGGGGTATCAACGCGGGCAAGAAGTTCATCTTCAACGTGAACAGCGTGGATGAAGCTCTGTCTGCACAGCGCAACCTCACCAACCGGGAGGCGCTCCAGTTCACGCGATAACCACAACAGACGCGACAGGCCCCGGCTACATGCCGGGGCTTTTGTCGTTAGGAGGTAAGAACTTTGAACACCCTCGTTGAGCTCGAAGGAGTCAACGGTGAGCGGTTCATCCTGGCAGGACACGGCGAAGGCGACCAGGGGATCTATCTCAGCACAGACGTGAAGGGCTGCTTCTACGACCCGCCCGTCAAGGTGGTGAGCGAGGAACCTGGAAACTTCCCCGGCGCAAGGTATTTGAACCACAGAATCCTTCGGCGCGACATCACGTTCGCCGTAGACATCTTGAACGACAGCGGTTCCGGATCGTGGATCTCCCGCGACTCGCTCTGGCGTAAGGCGTGGGCATTCGACCGGGACTGCAAGCTCATCGTCACGACGGAGCACTCGGGGACGCGGTGGCTGTACCTGCGTCTCCTGGAGTCCCCCGATGTCGACATGAAGTACGACCCCGACTTGAACTCCGTCAACCGGACGATCATGACATGCGTTGCGTACGACCCGTTCTGGTACCAGGAGGACGTGGTCTACGGCGTCGAGACCAAGACCGACACCCGGTTCGATCCGAACTGGTGGACCCCTCCGTGGCCGTGGGAGGAGCTCCCGAAGGAGAAGCTGACCATCACGGTCGACCCGTCAGACGGCAAGGGAGGCCTCAACCCGACCGACCAGGAGATCTGGGTCAAGTGGGGAGTCCCCGGCTCGACGGAAGAGATTCCGGAGTTCCCGTGGCCGTTCCCGCCCGGTATCGACATTCCGTGGGAACGAGCACCGTTCACCCAGTTCACAATCCCCGACCCCTCGTTCGAGAACGCAGCTCTGGCGAAGCGCGTCGTGAAGACGCCTGGCCTGATCTACGGAGAGAACTGCATCATCGACTCCGATCCCCGGGTCGAGCAGATCAGCTCTGAGATCGACACCCCGGTCTGGGAGCGGATGAACGGCGTCCGGTGGAAGCACTACGTGCCGCCGTATACGAAGTCCCACACGTACGAGATCACCGCGAGCGGATGCCGCCCAGGCCAACTGATCACCCTACGGCTTCCGAGGCCGTGGTCGCGTCCCTGGGGGCTTGAGTGAGCGCCGTACACGCCTATGAGGCGTTCATAGTGGTGCTCACGGTCTGGGCAACCCTCTGCATCGCAGCGGGTGCCGAATGAGCGGCCTGGTAACGCTGGAGGACCACGAGGCTCTCTGGCAGAAGATCCAGGCTCGGCGCTGCGAGCGCGAGCAGGAGAGGCTAGCTCCGGTCCTGACCCGGCTGTGGGACGGCGATTACCGTCTCCGTGGACAGGTGGCTGGGGAGCGGGCCGGCTCGTTCGAGTTCATCGAAAACGATGTCGGCACAGCGTTCCTCGAACTCCCGCTGAACCACTACCTGGCCGCGTGGATCATGAACCACCGTGGCCGAGCCAAGCGCAACGTCCACGTCACGTTCGACAAGCAAGGTGCCCGGTGGGGTGGCCGGATGTCGAGCTACCGCGTCGTCCGCACCGAGAGCGGGGACGCCTACCTGGAAGTGAACTTCGTTCACGACTACGAGCAGGCGAAGCACATCCTTTGCTGGAGCAACCCGTTCCTGCGCCCAGAGTTGCAGTTCCCCAAGATGTGGATCATCTTCGGGCCTGCCAAGTGGTGTTTGCTGATGACGCTGTTCGTCAACATCCTGCGGCTGGAGACGTCGCTGTGGACACTGCCAGACAATCCGCTGGACCCGTCCGAGTGGTTCCCGCTGTCGTTGAACATCTCGAACTGGAGGAACATCGTCAAGCCGTTCCCGTTCCTCGGGGACAACAGCAACCTGACGATCATCTTCTCGCGGTTCAAGCCGTTCTTCGACGTGGCGAAAGACGTTCTGGCAGACGCTCAGTTGACGATGACCTGCCGTCGCTACCTGCACGGCGAAGACCCGCACCCGTTCGAGGATCTGCGTGGAGAGCTCAACATCGGTCCTCTGGAGGATCTGTTGTCGCTCATCCCGATTCGGCACGGCTGCTTGGTCTGGGACATCGTAGACAACTCAGGATGGGGCACGGAGACCGCGTTCGGCGGCTCGCTGCTGACCGGGTTGGTCCGCGCGGTGGTGAACATCGCATCAGACGGTACGACCGAGAACATCGACGTGTTCCACCAGGACCCGGTGTATCCGAACCAGTATTACCGGCCTGGCTGGAGAGGCACGCTGCCTAACGCTCCGCACGTGGTGTTCCTCGACGGTAAGTACACCGGTATCAAGTCCTCCGAGTACGAGTACGTGGAGGCGACCAGCACGTCGTTCGTCGGTGGCGGACACAGTATGCCGGGGATCAACGAGGCCATCTCGGCAGCCATTAACATCGGCGGCGATTTCCTGACGTCGTTCATCAACTCGCAGATCGCAGCCATTCCGGCTGTCGCTGCGGTTGGTGGGGCCATTGACCTCCCGCCGCTGGGCGGCATGATCGACTCGGTCGCGAAGATCTTCTACGAGGACGTCTTCATGGCGTTCCAGGAGACTCCGACCTTACGAGCGGCTGGGCTGAGCCTGCCGATTGCCGGACTGGAGGACATCGTCACCGGCCTCGGTGACTTCCACCTGTACGAAGAGTGGGTCGACGGGATCGACAAGGCGTTCACCCTGTCTGCGGCAGCAGCCGTCAGGGCGGCGATCTTCAAGACCCGTGCTCGAATCAACCACAAGATCAAGGTATCTGACGCTTCGCCGTACTACATCGGTGAGCGTGGGTACGGGCACTTCTGGCTGGGCGACCGTGTCGGTCGGACTATCCAGGATCACCCCGATCCGGATCTGATCTTCGTGGAGCGAGTCCACCGCATCAAATACGAATGGGACAAGGACGGCCCCAAGGGCTGGGACATCTCCATCGGCCACCGTGAGCCGCGAGATCCGCTGCTGGCTCTGTACGAGAAGGTCCGCGACCTTGGCAGCAACGTGAGCCAGCTGGGGGTCATCTAGAGAAAGGCATCGCGTGGGAATAGCTACGCAGGAGACGACGAACTGGAAGGACCCAGAGGAGCATTTCCTCTGGGCTCTCCAGAACCTACCGACCATCGCAGGGTTCGGTGCGATCACCAACCCGCTCTTCTTGAAGGCATGGTCAAAGCATCTGTGGGAGTGCGGTTTTGCCCACAGGGACTACCTGATCTCGCTGGCTGACGAGGACGGGAACATCAACATCAGCCAACTACCTGAGCAGATCAAGAAGTTCCAACCGCCGATCCGAGGCGACATGCACGCGTACAACAACGCGTCGAGGTGGGTCACTCCGGACACTCCGGACCCACCCAAGCCGGTCATCCAAGACGTACGCAAGCTCGCGCTGAACGAGCAGCACGCAGTCAAGGACATGTTGATCGAGACCGGCGTCGTCAAGGTGGAGAAGCCGCAACCGCCACTGGCGCAAGTGATTTACGAGGAGAGCACGAGTGAGTGATGCAGATACCGTCCCGTTGGACGCTGAGGAGATCAAGGAAGCTACCGCACCGTGGAGTCGTCGTCTCGGATGGGATGCTAACGGAGACGGTGAGATTGACGAGATCGAAGAGAACGTGCCAGAGCCTCTGGTGCTGCGTTCGTTCGTCGTAGCCATCGTCGGCCTTGCCGGGGCCGTGCTGGGCAAGGAACTCGATGTGTCGTGGATCGACCAGGCCATCGCAGCGTACGCAGTCGGCGCACCGATGGTGCTCGCGTTCTGGGCACGTCGGCACGTGTCCCCGGTGAAGAAGTGACGCCGCCGTTCAATCCGGACTCGTGGATGGATGTGTTCCTCCTGCTGGGCCTGGGCCTCCTGGGACTAGCAGGGACCGTCCTCCCAGTAGTCCTGGGCAAGCACGGCAAGAAGATTGATCGCATCGAAGAGCAGGTATGTAACACGCACGAGTCGAACATGCGTGACGACCTAGACGAAGTTCGGGACCTGGTGATCGAGGGTTTTGCGGAGATGCGTCGCGAGTTCCTCGCTGTCCGTACTGAATTGAACACAGAGCGAATCGAACGTATCGAAGGTGACAAGTTGCGACTGGTTGCGGAGGGAGGTATGCAGTGACGACACCGAACCAGCCAGCGCCCGATGACGCTTTCGTGATCGGGGACGACTGGGGGCAGAACTTCACCGAGGCCATCATCCGTGGGCAGTTCCAGATCCCAGAGATCAACCTGGGCAACGCGTTGAGCGTGATGCGAGATCAGCTGCTGAAGCTCCCGCTGGAAGCGCTGGAGGTCTTCAAGCCGATCATTCCGGACTGGATAGAGGACGACTTCGCCAACGTCGCCAACGCGGTCTCGAAGATCATGTCGATACTCACCGAGCCGATCAGGTTCCTGTTGGAAGCCGACTGGCAAGAGTGGCTTACGGGCACTTGGAACGGCTTTCAAACGGTCGTCAACCAGATCATCGACATCCTTCGTGGACTCGTCGTCACCCCGGTAAATCAGGCGGTCCAGGACATCAAGGACTGGTGGGGCCGGCTCACTGGCAAGACGCAGAACCTGACGACAGACGGCAAGCTCGACGCCGGCCAGTTGATCGGACAGGTCTCGAAGAACGTTGTCGAGGGCCTGGAAGATCTCGCCAACAACGTAATCGACGGATTCAAAGGCATCAGGAACGGGTGGACCGGAGGCAGCAATGCCACCGGCTCCCCGCAAGAGGTCAAGCAGACCATCGAGCTGATCCGTACCGCCATCGTAGGTGGGTACACCATCGAGACCATCGACACCAGCCAGACGTGGAACAAGCCGACCACTCCCCTAGTCGAGTTCTGGGCTATATGCATCGGTGGTGGAGGCAGAGGCTTCCGTGGAGGGGCTGTAAAGAACACCAGCGACCCTGCAACAGCGTTGGGCGGGGACGAGGGGATCGACGGCGGCTATGTCGCACAGCAGATCGACCCAGAGCTGATACCCGACACAGTCGACTGCACTGTCGGAGCAGCCGCATCTGCCATAGGCCAAGCGGGACAACCGACTTCGTTCGGCTCCCTTGTGTCGTCCACCCCCGGCGTCGGCTCGATCTCCCACATCGGTGGGTACCTCGTCAGCACGTCGAAACCGGGCAGAGGAGGCAGAGGTGGCGATGCCACTAAGAACCCTGACGCCAGCTACGCAGGCTCCCCCGGTGAACCATCAGCTCTCGGAACGCCGGGTAACGGCGGTGCTGCGAACGGCGGCACAGGCGGTGCTGGAGGGAACGCGTCGCTGATCGGACAGCAGAAGTCCGGTGGCGGCGGTGGTGGCGGTGGTGGTGGTCGAACAGGTCAGACGTTCGGCACGATCACCGGAGGCACCGGAGGCAACGGTGGTTACCCAGGTGGTGGATCTGGCGGCGGCGGTGCAGCCGCTAACGGGGGCTCTATCGGCATGGAGGCAGTAGGAGGCGCTCCTGGCATCCCGGCCAACGGCATTCTCTTCCTGATGTACAAGTGAGGATTTGATGAAGACAGCCATACAGCTTGACACTGACATGTCGATGTGGGGAGAAGGGACCAGGCATTACCTGACCAGCGATGGTCGCAGCCTCGCGGTGAAGGTCGACCCCGGCGTGACCGACGACGAGGCGCGAGAGCTGAACAAGCTCCTGGAAGAGCTGGGAGCTCCGTTCGTTATCAGCGGCAAGCACCGAATTGTCCCCCGCCCCACCACAGTTCTCGAATGCAACGAAGACGGCTCTCCGATTGACCTGACGCCGGTACGCACGCTACCGGCTGGCACCCCCTACGAGGACGCTCTACTCGCTGCGGGATACGAACTGACCGAATAACGAGAAACCCCCTCTCAGGACGAAATGTCTTGGGAGGGGGGCTTTTTTGCGTTTATCGGTGAACTACCTGGATACGCTTCTTGTTGGACAGCGCCACGACGAGCCACACCCAGATCTAGCCACCGAAGAACCAGAACGTCAGGATGGTAAGGATCAGGTGCAGAACGTGGTTCGGCCCTGTTACCACCTGCTGGGCGTGAACAGCTTGCGGTGCCCACCGTTGGCCGTCCCAGTACCTCTGGCCCCCTGACCCAGCAGGATCTGGATACCACCCTGGAGCGCTCACCCCGCCATCCTTTCTAAGATGTCTTCCGGTATTCGTAGGTCGAAGTGTAAGACCCCCGGGTTGACTCGGGCCTCTCTGCCCTTCATCTCAGCAGCCGCCGTGATCCCCGACTTGAGCAGGAGCTGTCGACGCGCTTCCGCGTCCCCCCGGTTCCACGCCTCGGCGTAGGTCTCGTCGCCTTCTCGATACTCCCACCGAGCTTCGGACTCGGGCAGCTTCTCCAGCTCGGAGATACGAGCATCTAACGCGCTCAGCTGATCCAGGAGACGCTTTCGCATGGTGTCCGATGTGACGGTGCCCAGCAGAGGGGTTATCTCCTCAACGGCCCGTACAGCCTCGTCCAACTCGGCTCGATGTGACTCCGCTGGGACGTACACCCTCTCTTGGATCTTCCGGTCACCGAGTTCAGCAAGGAAGGACTCTTCGACCAACTGCTCCATCTGATCGGCGTTGGTGAGATTGGCAGGGTGGGTCTTCTCAACACCGCCCACGCACTGGTAGTAGCGGTAGGTCTTGCCGCGCTTCTTGTTGTGGTGCTGACGCAGGTGCATCGGTCGTTCACACACCCGGCAGACGAGGACGCCGAGCAACGGCGACGCTTTCGCTGACCTGTTCGTCACCTTGAAGGATCGAGAATCAAGCGCCGCCTGGAGGCGGTCGAACACGTCCTGGGAAACCAGCGCCGGCCCCTTGCGTACCGCGATCCCCCGCTCGTCTCGGATGGTCTCGCCGTTATGCGTGGAGTAACCCAGGAGAGTCTTCGAGCGGAGCTGCTGACGGATGTGCGCGTTGCTCCACTTACCGCCCCGAGTCGGCTTACCAGCCCTATGCCGAAGGTAGTCAGACGGGGACAGCTCTCCTCTCTCGTTCAGCTCACGAGCTATCGACTCCGTCGACTGCCCTTCGAGGACCTTCTCGATGATGGAGAGCAGGACCGCCGAGGCGTGCTCGTCGGGCACCAGCTCCCACCCAGCAGCGTCCTCACGCTCTTGCGCGCGGTAGCCGTAGTAGGGCTTGCCTCCTCCCCAGCGGCCAAGCTCACGTAGCTTCTTCTGAGAGCCCTTGGTCCTCTCTCGTATCGCCTCCAGCTCCCCCTCTGCCACGCCAGCGATGACGTTGGCGATCATCCGACCGATCCATGTCGACAGGTCCAGATTCTCCGACACGCAGACGAGGGTCTTGTCGTTCTCCATGACCCAGCCGAAGAGTTTGTTCATCGGGATAGCTCGCCTGGACAGCCGGTCGAGCTTCCACGCCACGAGGATGTCCCACTCGTGCTTCCGGTGGTCGGTGAGCCACGGACCTAAGGCTGGCGTCTCGAACGGATCGACCGATCCAGACACGTCGAGGTCTTCAGCCCAGCCGATGATCTCGTGGTCGTTCTGACGCGCCCAGGTCTCGATGATCTCTCGCTGCCTCTCGACCGATGTCGATTCCTCCATGACCCGCGAGAGTCGTATTCTTCCAAGAACTCGCATGTCAGGTACAGTATCAAAGGTCCGCAACGTCTGAAGATCGAAACACCGATGCGAGGTTGTAACGACTAGAACGTGTTACAGTTCCCCATGAGGACAGCACTTTCACAAAGCATGAATATCGAGTTCCCGATTTTGAGGCTTTGCGAACTGTGGTAGCGTAGCCGTCCGACAACAGAAAAAGCCCCCTACCTGCGGTAACAGGCAGAGGGCGGGTACACCTGAAAGGGTCAGGTGCATGAAGATTCTATCCCCGATCCACGCAGCAACAGCGGGCACAGTCGCAGTCGGTGGACTGTCTTTCGCGTTGTCGTTCACCGCGTTGTCCGATCTGGCGGCGAGTAACGGAGTGCCGTCCTGGCAGGCGTGGATGCTCCCGCTCGTCATCGACGGCGGTGTTATCGTCGCCACGGCGGCGACCGTAGCGCTACGTAGGCACAGCTGGTACGCCTGGACGCTGCTGGTGTTCAGCTCGCTCGTGTCGGTTGCTGGCAACGTGGTCCACGCGCATCCGCACGGCCTGGTGGCGATGGTGCTCGCGGCGATCCCGCCGCTCTGGCTCCTGGCAGCGACCCACTTGACGGTCATGCTCACCCGGCAGGAGGAGGCCCCTGTCGAGGGGTCGGGGGCTTCCTCTCCTGTCCTCCACGCCGCTTGACTGCACCCGACCGGGAACGGTGTATCGACGTATGCGAATACACGCATGTGTCAGATACGAAAAAAGACCCCCACCCCCGAAGGGGTGAGGGCCATAGGCTCAACGGATCTGGTTCCGAGTGTCGAACAGGTACGGGCCGGTGACGACCTCGCGGGAAATCAGCTCCCCGGTAAGCCGCTCGACTTCGCAGACCTTGCCGCCGTACTCCCACTTCTCGACCTTGTCGATCTCAGGGTAGACAACCCTCTCGATGCCAGTCGCCTGAATGAGCTTCGAGCAGCCCGCACAAGGCTCCCGCGTGATGTAGAGGGTGGCTCCGATGAGATCCTCTCTGTCGCAGTAGAGCAGGGCATTGGCTTCTGCGTGGACAGCAACGCATTTGCCTGGGCCTGCGTCATACCCAGTAACACCAGGAACAACTCCCGCTGCCAGGCGTCGAGGACAGGAGGAGCAACCATCCCGTCCAGTTGGCGCACCGTTGTAGCCCGTCGCACGTACTCGTCTGTCTTTGACGACGACCGCGCCAACCTTGCTCCTTTCGCAGTCAGATCGCTGGGCCGCTGCCGTGGCGATCCCGAGGAAGTATTCGTCCCAACTAGGCCGGCTCATGTGACCCTCTACAGGAAGATCGGAGTGCCGACAGGGTTGCCGGGCATGGGCACGAAGATCACACCTTGCGGACCGTGGTCGGGCGGGATCGCCCCGCCGTCCTCACAGCCTGAGAGTCCGAAGGCGATGGCGGTTGCAGCGACGACCGCTGCGATGAGCTTCTTCACGATGCTCCTTTCGGCTTGCGGAGGCCCATAGCCGTGGACCACTTCCGCTTGGGTTTTGGTGGGGGCTCGTAGATGTAACGCATGTCGAACGAGACGCTGTAACTGACGTCGTCCAGCAGCCTGCCGCTGTGGGAGTACGCTGAGTAGAGGTAGTCGTACTTCACGTCGACACGTGGCGGGCTCGTCAGCACGAACTTGGACCCGTGCATCTCGACGTAGTAGCGCGCGGGTAGCTCTGGATCCTCGTAGACGCGGAGAATCTCGTTCAGAACTCACTCCCATCGCTGTAGGCGTACGAGAGCTCCTCTTCGAGTGAGGAGACCTCGGTGAGGAGGTCGTCGTTCTCAGACTGGAGACGGCTCACTTCTTCCCGCAGGGACTTCTCCGTCATCACCAGGTTGAAGATGTCGTGCTCCTGGTCGTCCACACGCTCGTCCAGCCGCTCGATCTCGTCGGCCTGATCCTTCAGCGTGCGGATCAGATCAGCGAAACACCCGTGGACAGAAGCGAACCAGTCGGCGTCAGCCTCTTCCTCGAACGAGGCTACGAAGACATCGCTGCCGTCTTCTGCGCATGCCTTGACCAGGAATCGCTCAGCTTTCGGAGCGGTTTCACCCTGGTCCACGACCACGTAGAAACGGTCCTGCGCCCCTGTGGTTTTCGCCCACTCCTGGTAGATGAAGTCGAAGAACTCTTCATTTTCCATTGATCTTGTCGTACTCCCTCTTGAACTTGTCGGTCACTTCGACCCTTCGATGGCGAGCTGGGCTCGGATGACAATCGCCTCCGTAGTGACCGCGTACCTGTCGAAGAAGTGGCTCTCGCGGACCTCTTGTCGGAGCGTGTGATCGAACATCACAACCGCCTCTCGGTTGCGGTCCAGCATCCGAATGAAGTCCGACTTAGCCTGCCTCAGAATGAGATCCATCCCCACAGACCGGACCGCTTCATCCGTAACCACCTGGTGCATGACGAACCGCTGCCCTAGCGGGGGTAGCGCTCTCAACTGACCAGCTCCACGTCGTGGTACTCCTCCGTGACGAACTGGAGACGGCCCACGTCGACCCTCTCGGGGTATTCGAGGTCGTACATCCAGCCACCGTAGTAGCCGTTAGAGGAGTTCCGGAACGACACGACAGTTGTCTGCTCACCCCAGATCGGATGCTCAGTGACGAACTCGTAGCCGTAGACCTGAATGGACTCCCCGTCCTGGTCGTGGTTCTGATCGGACAGGTCGATCTCGTTGACCTCGATGACCGGGCCGTTCGACAGCAGCTTGTCCGCACCGTAGATGTCGTAGAAGTACGACCACGAGCAGCAATCGCCTTTGACTCCGAATCCCACTGTGCCTTGGTCGGTTTCGAGAATCAGACTTTGATCGTCCATGTAGATCGCCAGCACCTTCTTGCCGATGATCCGTTCCTTAGTAAATCCCCAGTAGCTCATAGTCCTCCTTTGTTCGTTGTCAAGCGGCCCGCAGAAGATACGGGTCGGTGATGTTCGGGAGCTCGTCCTCTTTGACGTAGAGCGAGCCCCATGAGCGGCCTCCGACCTCTGGGTCGGTGCCGACGGTGACAGGCCCCATTTCCTCCGTCATGATTCGACCGATCTCGTTCGCCATGTCATCGGCCTGTTCAGCGGGCAGCGATGCCAGCACTTCGTCGTGGATCGGAAGACGAAGGTACGGAGTGAATCCAGCCTCGTGCAGCCTCACCAGCGCCTTGCCGGTAACGTCTCGGCTCGTGCTCTGGATCAGGTAGTTGAGCGCCGAGTAGGACCGTGAGGGGTCCACCGGCAGCCGACGACCCATCGGCGTCATGATGTATCCCTGGACGCTGGCAGATTGACCGACGCGGTCCGCGAGCTGAGACACCTTGGGGTACGTGGCTGAGAACGCCGCGAGAACCTTCTTCGCCAGCTCAACAGAGATGTTCGCCTGCTCTGCAAGGGCTTTCGGCCCTCCCCCGTAGACCGTGAGGAAGTTCGCCATCTTCCCGACCTTGCGATCCACATCCGCTGCGTCAGCGGTGATCTGGTGCAGATCCTCCCCGTTGGCAAACGCAGCCAACATCTTGGGGTCGCCTGACAGGGCAGCCAAGACACGCAACTCTTGTGTCTGATAGTCCACCGACGCCATCAGGTGCCCCTCGTCCGCGAGGAAGCACCGCCGCACCATCCAATCCCCAGACGGCAAGGTCTGAGCGGGGATACCAGTAATAGACATCCGGGCTGTACGGGCGCGGAGCGGATTTATCGAGGCATGACAACGGTCTGCCCCGTCTCGGCTGTCGAGGAACTTCTGGACCCACGTCTTGCGCCACTTGCCAGCCTTCTTCCCTTCGATGATCGCCTTCGCCAACTGCGTGGCTGGGAGATCGGGGTCTCCCTTGACCAGCTCGTTCAGCAGTACCTTGTCGACCTTGGGCTGGCCGCCCTCGGTGCGGGCCTTGATCTTCACGCCCAGCTCCATCAGAGCTGCGCCCACCTGCTGAGGGGAGTTGATGTTCTCCAGGCCCAACTCCAGGGCCTTCTCCTTCCAGGCGTCCTCCTCACCTACGAGGCGAGCGGAGAGCTGCTGGGAGTAGTCCACGTCCAACAGGAAGCCTGTACGTTCGATGTACGAGCAGATCTCAGCCAGCTTGTGCTCGTACGGAACCAGGGCCTTGGACTGCCCAGGCACCAGCGGTAGAAGCGCCTGTAGCAGCCGTGCAGCCAGGATCGGGTCCATCCCCGCGTAGAGGTTGAACCTGTAGTTGTCGATCAACGGATCGACCGTCCAGACCTTCGCCTTTGTCGTCTTGTGCTCTTTCGCGAGATCGGCCATGAGCGTCTTGACGTTGTCGGCTACCTCGCGGTCCACGAACCGCCGAGTCAACTCCTCCAGGCCGTGTCCGGTGCCACCTTCCTCCTTGCCCCGTGGGTCGACCAGGTGAGCCAGGATCTTCGTGTCGATGACCTTCGGCCACAGCGTGTCCATCGGCAGATCGAGGGTCTTCTCGAACACCTGGAGGTCGAACGCTGCGTTGTGCAGCACGAACCTCTCCACCGCGTTGATCGCGATGCGGACATCGTTGGCGAATGCCGGCCCCTTCTCGACCGGCACCACCCATGCTTCATTCGGGTTGCCGAACTGCACTGTGCGGCAGCGATACCCGTCGAGGTAGATGTCAAGCCCCGTCGTCTCGGAGTCGAGACCCAAGAAGCGGAGGTTGCCTCGGATGAAGTCCCTGAAACCCTCCAGATCCTCCTCGTACTCCACGACGTTGATGACGACTGGTTGACCAGCAACCGCGCTCCGGATCTCTTTCATGCTCCTCCTTGGGCTAGGCCGCTTCCTTCAGACGCTTGGCCGTCGTCTTGAACAGATCGAGCACTTGCTCCGTAGTGGCGTAGGTGTCGTTGAAGCAGTACAAGTCGTCGTAGAACAGATCGCTCCGGAGGGGTGCAGGCGACCCGTACATCTCCTGTAGCGCCGAGTCTGGGAGGTCCTTGACGAGCTCCTTGACCACCGGATGCAACTTGCCGCCGTAGTAGAACTCTTCGTAGAGGGTATTCTTGAGCTTCTCCTCACCGATACCTGCCACGCCGACAGCGCCGAGCAGGCAGACCTCGCAGGTCTCTGGGTCGATCAGGTTGCCTGTGGTGCGGCCTCGTGCCACCATCTCGTCGTGGGCCTTCTCTACGATCTCTGCGATCTCGTTGCTGTTCACGATCCTCCTTTTGCGTGGTAGATCCCTCGGACGATCCGAGAGACAGTTGCCGGGTTCACGTCGTAGGTGTCGGCAATCGCCTTCTGCGACAACCCAGCTCGATACAGCTCACGGATAGACGACACTTCGCCGGGAGACAGCTTCGGTCGACTAGCCTTGCCCTCAGCCTCCGCTTTCAGCTGAGAGTTCTCTGAAACCAGTTCCCGCACAATGGTGTTCAACCTATTAAGCAGATCTGCCACCTCCCGCACGTCAGCCATACGGCTCCTCGGGGATGTCCTGGTAGGTGTTCGGTGCGATCTTCCGGAGCTCCTGGAGGAGCATCCCGGCCAGTTCCCGAATCTCGGCGTCCGCTGCCTTGTGCCAGCGCTGCTTGATCACGTTGCGCCATGCACGGTGGTTGCCAGTGACGACCATCGGAGAGTTGGTCATGTTCGGGAGAACGGCTCGTGCCGCTTCACGAGCCTGCTTGCGGGGCAATCCCCGCACACCGGACAGGTAACTGACGATGGCCTCGTACGAGCCGACTGCGTATTCCACTGCGTCCCGGAGGATCTCTCCGGGGATCTCACCCATGCACTCCTGAATCGCAGGAGGGACATGAACCCCAAGCTCAGTGGGGTCGACGTACCGCTGCGACACCACGCTGAAGCTCAGGTGGCGATGCCGCTCCAACTCGGTCAGGACGGACCGGCTGGCCTCGATGTAGAACGTGGCGCTAGCATGCTCCAGGACGCTCTCGTGGCCCACTTCGAGGATGTGTGCCAGGTAGTCCTTGTTCTCCCGTGTGGCGGGGTTTGGGCGGTCAAAACTGCGGTAGCAGTTGCGCCCTGCGAACTCAGCGAGCTCGTCGGCGTCTCGCTCCCAGTTCTCAGCCCTCTCGTCCAACCACCGCGTGCGGTAGCCAGCGCTCGACAAGATGGCTTCGTCGTTGACGATGGTGTAGGCGACCAGTGCAGCCTTCATGCATCTCCTTTCTCGGAGCCCCTCCCCGAAGGGAGGGGTTGTCCGTTGTCAAGTATCAGTCCGTAGGAAGCCAGACCACGTCCTTGTTGCTGCCCTTCGGCGGGAACCATCCGTGCCAGAACTTGCCGTTCTTGGTACCGGACTTGTACTCGTACGAGCTGTCCGGAGCGGGCGGGGTGCCGGGAGGCGGCTGCTTCGCAGCGGCAGGCTGACCCTTGCGGCCACCGCCGCCACCGTTGCCACCCGAAGACGGAGCACCGCCACGGTAGAACTCAGCGACCTTCTTGGTCTTCGCCATCAGCGCCTGGAGAGCGACGTGATCGTCCAGGATGTCGTTGGCCTCCTGAACCGAGTTGGCGTGGATAACGATCCACGACGCGTCGAACCCAGCGGCCTCCTTGAAGGTCAGAACGACCTTGCCCTCATCGCTCTTGTTGATCACCTGCACGGGTGGCGCAGGAGGCTTCTGAGCCTCGGGAGGGGTGGTGTCCCACGGGCTGGTTTCCTGCGCCGGGGGCGGCGCGACAGGCTGCTCCGGTTCAGCCGGTCCAGTAGCCCAGGGATCGTTACCGGGGAGTGTCATGTGTACCTTTCGTTGTTGTGTTGCTACCTAGCGAATCGGGCAAGCGCCCGACGCACACTCTTCGTCCACGCCGTCAGCGATGGACTTTGCTGTGGCTGCCTCGTACTCAGCCTTGGTGATCCGTTCGTACGGGGCCTGCTCGAACGACTTCTCGGGGAAGATCGTTGAGCCCTTGATGAGCCCGCTGAACCTCTTGAGCTGGTCCGAAACGTCTTCCGGCGTGTACTCGTCGGGGTCTACGTTTGCGGTGAACGAGACCGCGTTATCGGCCCAGAGCATCTGGTACATCGCCTGGAACGCCAGCATCTCGTTGAGCGACAGCTCGTCTGCCGACTCGACCACATCCTCAGCGTCACGCCCGTAACGGTCGACAACCTGTTGCACCAGAGTGTCCTTCGTGGGGATGGTCACGACCCATGTGTTGGCCGCGTACTTGTCCCGCTCGACGTGGAACCCGTCTGCCGCATACTGCGAGCAGGTGAGGAACTGGTCATCGTCCAACTCCGAGAACCGAATACGCCGGTTGAAGTACCGGGCGAAGATCGGGTGGATACCCTCAGACACACCCGGCATCTTGGCGATGGTCCCCGTAGGCGCGACCGTGCGCTTCTTCACCGGCACCGGGATACGCAACTGGTGTGCATAGTCCTCCGCAGCCTCATCGACGGTCTTGGCGAGACCACGCAGCATGTCCTTGAAGTTCCGGTTCGTCGGAGCCTCCGAGTAGCGCTGGTTGCGGAGTGCCAGGAACGACGCCACGCCCAGGTGGCCGACACCGATACGCCGGTTGCGGTCCAAGACCTCTCGCGACTTCGGATCTGCGACAGGCGAGAACGTCGCCCGCATCAGGAACCTGGTGATCAGCCTGTGCGCCCGCACGAGGTCGATGTAGTCGATCCTGCCGTTGTCCTTGACGAACGCCGCCAGGTTGACGTGACCCAGGTTGCACGGCTCCCACGGTTCGAGCGTGATCTCACCGCAGGGGTTCGTACAGACAACCTCGTTGGGCTCACCGACGTTCGACAGCGAGGAGTCCCACATCCCCGGTTCGCCGTTGCGAACAGCCCCCTCTGAGAGGGCCTCCAGGATTAGACCTGCGTACTCACCTTCGGTGACCGGCAGCTCGTAGCCGTCAACCTTGAGATGGCTCCACCCGGGATACTCGTCACCCTTACCGTCCAAAGCGTCCCAGAAGTTCTGATCAACTTCGACGGAGATGTTCGTCGTCCAGTGAGATCCTGAATCAGCTTTGCAGTCGATGAACTCGAAAATCTGAGGATCATCCCAGCGCATCATCGACATGCGAGCCGACCGGCGAACACCACCGGCCACCACACACTGAGCGATAGCGTGGTCGATCTCCATCGCACCGATACCTGTCAGGCACCCCCGGCTGGGGATGGACCAGAAGTTCGCTCCGAACGGCTCGACCTTGTTCCCGGCATCGTTCATGACGCTGGCGACACCGAGCAGCATCTCTGCCAACGGCAGCGGACCCGAAGCCGTGCCTCCGAACGTCTTGAGCTTCGCGCCGGCCTGGCGCACCCGAGACACGTCGTAGACGCGGTTCTTGTGCAGCACCACCGCTGTGTAGAAGGTGTCGATAAGGTCGACCAGGGCTGCCGCCCAGCCTTCACGGGAATCCTCGATGACGAAGGCCCCAGCCCAGTCGGCGTCGTACTCCGACGAGAGCACACCGGCTGCCTTCATCGCCTCGTAGTCCGGATGCTCCGGATCGCAGACGATGTGGACTTCCAGCTCTTGGTAGACTTGAGGGTAGTTGCGGAGGTACTTGTTCGAGTAGTTGGCTCCGACCCCACCGCCTTCCATGAGGCGCATGAACGTGAACTGGAAATGGTCGGACGGCTTGTGGGTCCAGCCCGCGACCCAGCAGTTGAACAGGTGCTGTGCGTTCTTCACACCCGACGCCCACAGATGCCGACCGCCAGGGATGATCTTGAACTCCGTCATGAGACGGATCAGCTCTTCGCGTTCGTCTTCTTGGTGGTATCGCGGATCGACAAGCGCGAGATTTCCATCAACGACTCGTTCAACAGTCTCAGGCCAAGACTCTCGGCTACCGTCAGGCTTGGTTCGTGAGTAGGTTCGGTTGTAAACCAGCTCTCCAGTTGGCCCCCACTTGATTTCGTCAGTCACGCAGCTCCTTTCGCGTACTTGCCGCCGACGTACATCTCCAGGTCTTCCTGCGGCCAGTTCTGAAACATCATCGGCTTTTGCTTCGGAAACGCCTCTGGCACAAGCTGACTCCGGTACATCTCGGAGCCGCCCATGCCGTTGAACGTCGCATCGAGGATGCTCAGCATCAGTCCTCCGACTTCAGTCGAGGGTCCGTCGCCGCAGCAGCCCTAAAGATCGCCATCGTTTCTCCCTTCCAGGCCCCACTGGGCCATTTCCTCGAACATGTCCATGCCGTCGTAGTAGTCGGCATCGTCGTACAACTGGTCCACTATCCCCAGCCGATCCCCTGGTGATTGGCGAACGAATCGAAGTCGAAATCGTTGCCTTCGTAGTGGTCTTCGGTGCTCACCTGGCCCCGAGTCCCCGGTCCGTCATCGCGGGTTGCGAACTGGACCCTTGCGCTCTGGTTCATCGCCTTCGTGAGCGCTTCTGTCGCGTGCCGCAGCCTCAGCTCATCCGCGTTCGACTTGGGAACTACCTCGTCCGCGTACCTGCTGACGATGGCCTCGACGTACTGCGGTGTCTTGACGACGAGCTTCTCCAGGCCCTCCATCAGGTCAACCACAGCCGCGTCGAATCCATCGACACTCGTGGTGAGAACTCCCCGCTTCAGCAGGCTCTTAACGTCAGCGACGGAATATGTATACGAGCCTTTGTAGTGGTCGTAGTCCGTCCGCTCCTGACTGGCGATCTGGTGGCCGATCCCGACGATGGCGCGGTACTGTGCCCGACTTTCCATCTCGGAGACCTTCTCCAAGGTGCTCTCGCGAGCCAGAAGGTGTGCCCAGATCTCCTGCTCCACGTCCTCCTGCTCAACGATCCCCGGCCACTGGAAGGCGACGGCTTTCGCCGCCCTCCGAATGACCGGGCCGAGCACTTCTTTGTCCGTTGTCAAGAGACCTCCCAAGTGAAACCGTCGACCGAGAACTTGCCTCGGACGATCTGAATAGGCTTGGCCTGGACGTGCTGACCTTCGACCGTCAGCAGCCCGAATCCCTGCTGCCAGTTGGCAGTTCCGCCCTTGAGGTAGGTGGCCTGCCGCATGTCCATCAGATTACCGACTTCCAGACCTGTGACGATCTTCGAGTTCTTGCCCCGAGCACCGTAGGTGTAGCTCCCCAGCCCCAGCCGGTGGGTGTGACCCATGACGATGGAGTAGAGCGTCTTCTTCGCCGCGTTGAGCGCGGTGTTGCCTGCGATGGGAGACAGTCGGATACCGCCACGGTGCCCGTGCGTGGACAACCAACCCGGTGCGATGTCGTAGAACTCCGGCAGGAGCTCGACACCGAACCCGTCGAAGTCCAGGAGCTTCTCGAAGTTGAACACGTCCGACCCAGCAAGGGCCGGCGCGTTCTTCTCCAGGTACACACGTGGACGCTCGTCGTGGTTGCCCTCGTGGACGCCTACAGGACCGTCGTAGACCGCCCTGAGAGGCTCCAGGAACCGCTTCTTGCACTGTTCTGAGTCTCGGTACACCGAACCCTCGAACTCAGCTCGGCTGCCCTCACTCCACCTCGACGGCTGCGGGTAGTCCATCAGGTCACCGATGTGGATCACTTTGGTGGGCTGGAAGTCTCCGATGAACCGGATGACCGCCTTCAGAGCTCGACGGTCGTCGTACGGAATCTGCGTGTCACTGATGACGACGATCTGCTCCGTCAAGCGAGAACCTCCACGAACGGGCCTTCAGGTTCGACGTAGTCGCCCTCTACCGGGTACAGGTGGTACATCGTGCCGTGGCCGTCAGGCTTGAACAGTGTCCCGTTGGCGTCGCTGACGACGATCCCTTCTCCTGGAGGGACCTGGAACGGGTAGTCCCAGGTGCGCGGCTCCTTGACCTCTTCCCAGGTCTCCGCGTCGATCCACGGTTGTTCGTTGTAAAGTCGCTCACCCAGGCCGGCGTAGCCTGCGATGTCGACGTACGAGTCCCGGTGATACCCGACCTTGGCTCGTGAGACCTTCAGCAACACCATCAGGTTGATGACGTCGAATCCGTTGAGCTCCTTGCCGATGTACGCAGACCACATACCCGCGATGCGCTCGAACGACTCGGTAGCCTCGCCGTACTGCTGCTGTCGCTCGCCGTTGATGAGGCGTTCAGCCTCCTGGAGAATAGTCTCCGTCACTCGATAACCTCCGTGTAAGGGCCAGTCCAGGCGTCAGTGGACTTTCGACCGTCCTCCCGAACCCAGGTCTGACCGTTGTGTTGCCAGGTCATCCCGTCGTCGTCCTCGAGTGTCAAATGAGTCGGGATGTACATCAGGTACTCCCACGTCTGTGGTGCCCGGTAAGGGCTGTCAGATGGCTTCGACACGGTCGTGTGCATGACCTTGTCGTTGGCCTCCTGAGACATCGACTGCGCGAGAAGCGAAGGGAAGATCGACGGCTCCGTCTTCATACCGAAGGCCCACTCATCCTTGTTGAAGATCGCAACCCGCTCGTCCTTGTCGTAGACGTACAAGGTTCCGTCGTACTCATCGAACGAGTCACCGTTGACGGAGATCCAGTTTCCGTCATTGAGAGAAACGACGATGACGGTCACTTGTCCACCTTCTTCAGGCTCATGTACAGCAGGCCCAGGTCTTCCAGCGCGTCCTCGGCCTCGCTCTCGCTGATCACGACGAACCCGTTCGCATACGTGATGGTGGTCGGAGAGACTGTCCAGTTGCCATCGTCGCGCCACGTGTCCTTCTCCGCGATTGCGATGATCTTCTCCCCTACCTTCAGTTCTAGGCGGGAGTTGACATCCTCGATGGTCACCGGGGTTTCGGTGACGATGGTTCCTAGCTTCCGTGTGTAGCTCACACTTCCTCCTCTTCCAGTGATTGAGCCAGCGCCGCAAGGTATTCCCCTGCGCTAGCTCGTACCAACGCCGCCAAGGCGTGTTCCTTGTCGGGTGCGACAACCTGAATCGACACCTGCGCCCCGTCCTCGAAATGGACGGTCATGTCGATCACGAGCTGGTCGTCTTCTTCGTCCAGGCCGAAGGGGTCTTCCCCGGCCAAGAACTCCAGGGCCTCCTGCCCGAGGTCCAGCTCCAGCTGGTCCTCATCGTCCGTGTGGACGTAGTCGTGGATGTCCTCCAGATTCACCTTCTTATCCTTTCCAGCAGAGCGGATCTACCGCCCTGTCCCATCACTACCGAGTTCACGTCCTCGCCTTCTGGCATAGGAATCACCTTGGCTCCAGGAATCGAACTCGCCACTCTCTCAGCGAAGTCCATCCCAGGCGGGTCACCATCGGCGAACACGTACACGTCCCGGTAGCCGAGGAACAGCTCCCGCATGTACGGCTTCCACGTCTGTACACCCGGCACACCGACGCTCGGAATGCCGCACAGATGCGCTGTGATGCAGTCAATCTCGCCCTCGGTGATCGCCACCTCCGGGCTGTGTTTGATCAGCGCCAGAGTGTTGTACAGCCACGGCTGATCGCCCGCTACCGTGAGATACTTCGGCTTCTCGTTGTCGAGACGCCGGAACCTTATCGAGACGACCTGCCAACGGGATTCGTACGACCACCGTAGGTACGGGATCGCCAGCATCCCTCGATACATCTCATGACCAGGGAGTGGATCTCCCACGTACCCGAGCATGAACCGGTCGATCTCGGCTTGAACTTCCGGAGAGGAAGTCACTAGGCCGCGTGTTGCCAAATACTCTTCGCCTGGACTGCCGGGGAGGCTTAGCCTGTAACGGTCGGTCGCTTCCCTCAGAAAGTCCTTCTGCGATGCGCTTAGCCTCTGCAAATGTCACCCCCTCCCTTTCTCTGATGAGTTTGATGAGGTCGCCTTTCACACCGCACACGAAGCAGTTGAAAGCGTTGTACTGCACCGATATTGATGCAGATGGCTGCTCGTCCCCGTGGAACGGGCACAGACACGATTGCCACCGAGACGCCGAGACCTTCGGTGGCTCCCAGTCGGGGTAGTACCGCTTGATCAGCCGGACAATCGGGGCATCACCCATGTCAGGACGGCCACTCCTTGAGCAGATCGTTGATCAGGTTGGACAATGTATCCCAGATCGCGAATGACTTTGTCGCGCCATACTTGTCGAGGTAGTGGACCCTTACAATCTCCGCCTCGTAAGCGCACGTCTCGCAGTAACCGCTGTGGTAGATGTCCTCCTCCACCGACACGACTTCGTCAACGTCGGTGACCCCCTCTTTGATCAGGAGCTGCTTGAACGCTTCCTTGAACGCTTCCTGAAACACGCTGTTGCTCAAAGGTTCTCCCGGCCTTCGGAGTGGACCGGCTCCTCGTCCGCCTTCATCTGGACGAGCGTGATGCCCTCCAGGATGTCGGCGGCCACCTGCTCGGCGTCACAGGAGTAGATCGTGACCCAGTCGGAGATGACGTCGACGATCTTTTGCCGCACCTCCTCGGGTGTGAGGATCACAGGGATTACTTTGACGGTGATGCTGTTTTCTGCTTTTGCCATTATGGTCTCCTTGTTTGTCTGCCCTTCAGAGTCTTCTTGACTGCGGCCTCCAGGAAGGCCGTCAGTTCATCGAGGGTGAGTCGCACGTAGGCGATGTCGTACGTCGGGTAGCCTTCATCCACACCGATCTCGATGGAGTCGCCTACACGGGAGACCCAGATCTCCCCGCCGTTTTCGAGCTCGATGGTGCTTGCTCCGAAGTCCTCTCTGACCTGGACCGTCACTTCTTGCCCGCCTTCCGATCCTTGCGCTCGTTCACGAGCTCGGTCTTTCCGGTGCGACCGGCCTTCCTCCGCGCCTCCGAGCTGATCGTGATCAGCGCGTTGCCGTTCGGCGCACTCATAGGTCCCGGCATGTTCCTCCTTTGTCCGTTGTCAAGCGGCTTTCATCTCGATGGGAGCTATCCGGTATCCGATCACCGCGATAGCCGGTGGGAACTTCAGGTAGTCGGCCCCGCGCATGAACGCTTCGGGATCGTCCCTGAGATGCCCCACAACGTCTCGGTTACACGGTCCGCACAGAAGACCCCTGACGTAGCCTGTGTCGTGATCATGGTCAACTGAGAGCTTCTTCCTCCCCTTTCCTGTAGCACGTTGGCAGATGTAGCACTTGCCGCCCTGGTACTCGTAGATCGCCCAGTACTCCTTGGCGGTGATGCCGTACGTGTCCACCAACCTGCGTTCCCACGCAGCGTCTTTAGTCCTGGCCTTGCGTGCCCGTTCGTGCGTCACGCATCTCTTGCCTGGTACCGGCTTGCCGGCCTTTGTGGTGGCCGGCTTCCGGATCGTCGTGATGCCCTCTTCGATGCAGTCTTTGCACACGACTTGCTTAGCCGGCACTGTTGTTGTCTCCACTCAACAACCACCAGGTGAGCATCACCAGTGAGTAGACCGCGAGCAGGACGAGCGCGGTCTGTTGGTCGGTCACGTCGTCATCCCTCCTACCCACAGCCGTGAGATCGCCTTCACCGCCCGGGAGACCGGCTTGACGACCGCCTCGGTCGGCTCTTGTCCGTTGTCAAGTTCGAGCTCGATGAAAGCTACTTCGAGCCCGAACACGTTGAGCGACAGCTTCATCGGAAGTCACATTCCATCTGAATACCATTACCGGAGTCGTTGTATGGGGCGTAGATGATGCACTTGGCACCGTCGATGTACTCCACGCTGAATCTGTCCTCGGAAGTCGAGGCTTTGGAACATCCCGTCAGCGCAGACATGCCGATAGCTGCGGCTGCTGCGATGACAGCTGTAGTGATGATCTTCTTCATAGTCATCCTTAGAGTGGATCTGTGATTTGCATGGTGTCTCCGACGAAGTCGAGCGTGGCGAAGTCCTGACCTGACGGGTCTGACTTGCCGCCTCGGTTCTTCACCGTGGAGACGTTGAACGCGTCCGGACCATATTCGTTGGTGATCCGGTGCAGTGTCAGCACCATCTCAGGCACACGCCCGATCTGACCTTTGATGCCTTTCAGCGGGATTGCGATGTTGCCGTTGTTGTACTCGCCGGTCACGTGGTGCAGCCCGACGACGCACGAGGCTGTCTGCCGAGCCATGTCGTGAAGGTAGTCCATCAACCCTTCCAGGCCCGAGAACGGGTCGTCCTCGTTGGCTCCTCCCTCGATGCGGACGTTCGTGATGTTGTCGATCACGGTCAGCGCTGGGTACTCGCCGTACTTCTGGGCGAACGCTTCCAGCGGGTCCTCGATCTGGGTCAGCGTCGGTGAGGCGTCGTACTTGAACATCACCTGCGCCTCTTCCAGCGCGGCCAGCGCTTGCGGTTCCAGCGACTCCTCACGGATCTGCCGTGCTGACTTGTCCATCGTCATGCCTGTCAGGATCGACACGGAGCGTGTGAGCTGCGTGAAGGCGTCCGAGTCCGCAGAGAAGTACAGCGTAGGTATGCCGGCGCGGAGTGCGTACGTCAGCGTGAACGCCGACTTGCCGATGCCTGGAGCTGCACAGACCAGGCACAGCTGACCGCGTAGGAACCGCGTCTTCTTGTCCTCCAACGTCTTCCACACCGTAGGCAGCGGATCACCAGCCGAGCCTTTGATGTAGAGGGACTGTCTAGGTGTGTACATCAGGCCACCTGCACCCCTGCATCGTGGATCGGCACACCGCGATCCTTCGCGTCGGTCTCCTGGTCGAGGGCCTTCTGCATCGCGTGTGAGAGCTGCGGACCAACCGGCAGCCCTAGCTCCTTGGCGATCTGCGGACCCTTCATGCCGTTCCGGAACATCCGCAGCACGCCGCCCGTCTCGTGCGGAGCGTCGTCGGCGAAGAGCAGCTCACGCTCAGCCGGGTCATCAAAGTTCGTCATCGTCGCAGTCATCTATGTCTCCTAGTTCTGGTAGTTGTATAGTCACTGTGTGGCCGTCTGGGAATCGGACGGCTATCTCTCTTTCAACCCCGTGGTGCCAAGTGCCATCTAGGTCTAACCACGAATGCTCTGCGGCCCTTCGCTTTTCAGCAGCCGCGAACCTGAACGCTGCCCGCTCTGTGGGGAACGGGTAGGACGAAGGACCGTTGAGCCGGTCCAGTCGCCCCATCTCCACGAACCAATACTCAGCTTCCGTGCTGAGTGGAAGGTCCTTCTTGTACGTTGTCAAGCGTCACCCCATAGAGAATTGACACGACGCGGATACGTCGCAGAACCGGCACTTAGATGGTTCAGGTGCAGGCTCGAAGTTCTCAGCTTGGATGTTCGCTTCGAGCTCGTGGAACATCTCAGTCACTCGTTCGACGGTCCAGTCGCTCAAATCGTAAGGGAACGTTGCCTTTCCGGATTTGCCGAGCCAGAAGTCGCCCTCCTGCACGTCGATTCCGAACATCAGCAGCAGCGCCACGCGGTACACGCCGAGCTGGAAATCGTCCGAAGGAGCCTTACCAGTCTTGTAGTCACGGACCCTCAGCACCGAGCTGAACTCTTCCGGATCGTCGTCTTCGACCACGTCAAGGACCGCGTCGATGAAGCCCTTCACGGGAACACCGTCCAGGTCGATGTCAAACGCGATCTCAGTGCCGACGTCGCCTGTCGGCGTTGTCCAGAACCGCTCCTCCTGGTGCTTCTCGTGCCACGCGAAGAACTTCTCGATCTGCTCCAGCCCGACGTTGTACCGGCGTTCGATGTCAACCTTGCCGCCGTAAGGACCTGACCGAGACCAGAACGTCACGTTAGGTGTGTCCCGGCACATCTCCCCGATGTCTTTGTCGTACTCCGACGAGAAAAGGGCCTGAGCGTCCTCCAGAGACATCGAACCCTTCGACTTAGCTACTTGGTCCACCACTTCGTGGAAAGCCGTCCCTTGAGGCAGCCAGGCGGCAGGCCGGCTCCACACGCGAGCGATGCGAGCCAGGTAGTACGAGTACGGACATAGCTGGTACTGGTTGTACTGCGAGACGCTCCTGTGTTTGACCTCCTCCGTCATGCCGCGCCTTTCAGTTGGTCGTGTGTAAGTTCGTAGATGGTGGCTTCAACCGTTCCTCCGTCGTAGGTCACGTCCTCTTCGATGGACCATCCGGTTTGGGTGAAGCCATACTTTCTGATGTACTCGCCTACCGTCACGTATTCACCGGAGAACAGATCTACCTGGACGCTCCTCCTGACATAGAGCGTTGTCTTGTCTCCGATCAGAATCGAGAATGCGTACAGCCTCCCGGGGATGTGGACAGAAAATCGTGGGATGGAAACTGCGGGGGAAGCTGCACGCGCCACTTGCTAGCGCCCTTTCTTAAGGCTCGATTTCGGGATATACCCATACGTTCATTCCTTCTTCAGTTATGTGGGTGTGCTCGTTCTCACGAACAATCAATTCCCCGTCCCTTTCTTCTCGCGGTCGGTACGCCCAGCCCCCTTGAATGTTGTCCTCACAGGGAGGAATTGCTGGGTCATACTCGACAACGAAATCCCCGCTCCGGAGCTTCTTGTAGAAGCCTCGAAGTCGTTTCAGGATCAGATCATCCATGCCCTCGCCATTTGTCACCATGTATTCGGCGTGGTGCCGCAACATGCGGTACTGGTACGCCTCCAGGTGTCGACCAGACACGCCATCAAAAGGCCACGCCTTGGCTAATACCTCTTGGCGTGGTGTTGGCGGTATGTATTTCTTGGCGATGAACGAGACAGCCTGACGTGTCTTTCCGACGTGTCTGGCTATATCCGCGTAAGTCCACCCGTGGGTGTCGCGGAGAATACGAATAGGTTCAGGGGATAGTCCGTCAAGTTTGAGTAACTCGATCAGGATGGACTCTTGGTCTGTCATTACGACCCTCCTGTGAGATTGGATGGTGCATGTTACTTGTCATGCGTACAGCGGACAACTGTGTCTCCTCTTGCGTAGGGGGGCGGTCCTCCCCCTTGCCCTTCGTAAACGCGGGCCGAATCATGACTCTCACGTGCGTCTTAACGCAACATTAGTCTCTGGTGTGGATTACCCCTCGGGCCTTGACAGATGCTCCATTCTATGCTGTTGACAGGTGTTTAGTCCCGTTAACGAGCGTCTTTGCTCAGCACCACCACCGCTTGCGGCAGAACCGAGACTTCTTGTCGTGATCATCCTTGTCTTTGCTGGACCTCTTCGCCTCTTTGCTGGACCTCTTCGCCTCGTCGTTTGTGCGCCGTTCGTCACCGCACGTCGGAAGCTCACCGTTTGCTACGTGCCAGGCTGAATCGGTTCTGTGACCTCCGTGCTCTGTGACATGTTTCTCAGATCTGGGAGTACAGTCCCACTCGTCTGCTCGCGCGGTGGTGTTTCCGAAGAAAACGATCATCAGGCCTGCCAAGTAGATGGCGATGAACCAGGCGATCCATCTCTGCAACGTCATCCCTCGTTGCACTCCTCGCACAGGCAGTGCTGGTCCCCGCAGTCGTCGCTCTTCGCGTGCTCCTCGATCCACACCTTCGCGGCACGAGCTTCACCCAAGGCTTCGAGTAGGCCGGCGAGTGTCTCAACCTCCACACACGAGAGGTACGTAGCCACATCGGCGGCGAGCCAGCCGTCTGCCCATGAGGTCAGGAAGGACTCCACCACGTCAGCAGGTGCGTGGTACCCGGGAGGGGTCATGCCTTCTCCTTTGCTGCCTGGAGTCCCGCGACGAATCCGAGCCTGAACATCTCTTCCAGGTGAGGGATGACGATCTCGGTGATGTGCTCTTCCATGTCTCCTGCCGGGTCATGCCACTTGTCGCCGTCCCAGTACAGCGGATACTCACCATCAGACAGGTACCAGCCAGGTCCGGACGAGAACTTCCAGAACTCCTCGATGGACGGCATCTTGTCCTTGAGCTCAGCGGCCAGGTTCAGGTCGATCACAGCTGTCCTCCTAGTCGAAAGCTGTTGCAGGGATGGTGCGGATCGTGCCGATCTGAGCGTTTCGCGCCCACAACTTGGTTCGGAAGAAGTCATCGACAGGGATATATCCGCGTTTAATATCGTCGGCTACCTCGTGAAGCATCGTGGCGATCTCTTCGGAGGTACCGCCGTTGACGTAGATCTCGATCATGTTGCCTCCTATCGTCTGTAAACGGAGCCTCGTGGAATCCCCATAAGCTCCAGCTGATTCTTAACCGTGGACAGGACAACGGATTTCAGATCATCGCGTGCGGACCGTACACCTGCCAGGTCGTAGTCCTCCCCGTACACGTCCGCCAACACTTCACGAACCGTTGCAGGACGGATGTCCAGATCGACACCTTCCAGCGTGTCCAGGTCGAGCTTGTAGGCGTAGGCGTCGATAGCCTGATCCTCGTCCCACTCGTTGCCGAACACCACACCGTTGATCACGAAGCCTGCCATGTCATTCCTCCTCGAAAGTTGTTGCCTTACAAGAGTGCTCGGTAGTGGATTCGATCCACAGCATCACGCCTTGATACCGAGCTCCAGGACTTCAGTCCCACGTATCCCCGACGTTGATCGCCCGACCGACCTCAGCGATCACGTCCAACTCACCCGAGCAGACGAGCTCGCCGTTGATGGTCAGAAACCTGACACCTGGAGTGTTCGCGAAGTCGTGCTTAAGCAGATGCCTTGCCATGCCTAGATCAACTCCTCGATCCACTGGGCTGCCAGCGAGAACGCAGCCTCCTTGCCTTGGAAGTAGCCCTCACCCCAGAGGCTTAGATTCTCGTGCTCAAGTTTCGCCATGCCTTTGGCGTCCTTGACAAGCTTGCGTAGTTGGTCCACCAACTTCTGAAACTCATGGTGTGTTGCGCTTCCACACCCGCCCACCTGTGCAATCACGACAGTCGCGACATCCCAGTTGCGAAGGATCACGTCGAACCGGAGGTCCATCCCTCCGAACGTGGTGGACACAACCCTCAGCAACAGAGACTTGTCTCCCCGGTCCTCGATCCCCTCGATGGTGCAGATGTACTGGTCCCGGTAGAGGAACGAGTCTCCGACCTCCAGATCGTTGGCGTAGATCTCCTGCGTGCGGAACTGAATAGCCATGTCTTGTGTCTCCTTGTCCGTTGTCAAGTATCAGCGAATGCGAACGATATGGTTGCCCCGTGCGACGTACACCTTGCCGTCGAGGTAGACGCGCTGCTGCTTGTTCATCCCTACTTGTCTCCTCTTGTCCGTTGTCAAGTCTGATGGCAAAGAGTGAGCAGCCGTCATTGCAGACGGACCCTCAGCGAATCGAAGGTGCGGCTTGCCTGCCCCCGCCTCTTTAGAGCGATAGCTCAGGGTTGAGGCCCAACCCAGAAGTTAGATGCCTACTTGTGGCGTAGGTGGCCTTTAACGTGCCGTTACCCATCCTTGCACCATGTCTCGTGACTTACGTCCTGGAGCCTCCACATGCTCTCCAGACCGACTGAGCCCATAGCTCGGGGATGGCAGGGTCATCGCGATCTATACACCACGCTCGCCTGATCATCACGTTCTCTCTATTGACCGTCAGGCCCAGGAGGGCACGATGGGTCTCCCGCCCACCGACGGAGGCACTAAGCCTCGGCACACAGTCCCGCTTGAGGGTTAGCTGTGGTCTATCTCCCGGACGTAACCTAGCTCTCGCTAAAGCTACTACCCTGCTCGGTATCTAGTTTTCAAACAACTTGGTTGCGCTGGCTTCCAGTCTAGCAGACCGTTTGTCCGTTGTCAACCGGGTGGATCAGCATTTCGGAGCACCAACCGCAAGCGGAATGTCCGCCCCGAACGCTTTCGACTCTACCGTGCGGTTTGTCCGTTGTCAACCTGGGTGATCGGGGCCAGCTATGCGCGATACCGCTGGCAGGTCAGGCGTATGCCCGATCTGGGTCGACCGTGGACACAATGCGCCCATGAATCGAAGATCCACCACTATTGAGTTCGTCAAACAACATCTGCCGCTGTCACCGGCGATACAACGATCAAACCACACGGTCTGTACGTTGTCAAGTGCCCGGGGGAGGAATCGAACCTCCCCGATCACCATACGGGCGGATTAGACCATCCATTCCGACATACGTGCCCAGTCGCACGTGTTCGTCTCGCGTGGACTCACCTGGAGCGTCACGTAGTGAGTACCCACACCGTACACGCGAACCACGGTGCCCGTGACTTCAGCATCCGCGCGTCCGAATCGCCGGTAGGTGATCGTCTCGCCTACCTGTGGCAATGGCGGGAGCTTGCGCGCCCGGCGAGCGGGGGCGGAGGTCGGAGCTGCTGTCGTTGTCATGCCACGAATCTAGCACGCTGCCCGTGTCCGCTGTCAAGACCTCGACAAATCCGCAGGTCGGAGCGGGTTTCAGACACGTGTCCAGGTTCGTTTCCGCAGGTCACGGCGATCCGGTCGGACCACGCCAGAATTGTGGGCGTGATCACACGTGTCGGGTCTTGCGGTAGCAGTGCTAGGTGAGTAGGATCGCGCGTCCGTCGCGGTGAGGGTATAGAGGTATCCCCCGCTGGCAGAGCCCCGGGTGAGGGAGGCGGCATCTTAGTGCAGGGCAGGCAGGCAGGGCAACCTGAGCGAGTGTGGGATATCGCACAGGCAGGCAGGGCACTGGGTGACCTGGGCTTTCGCGTCGGGCAGGGTTGCTGCGCGGGCAGGCCGGCCTCGCTGTCTGTGCAGGTAGGAGCAGGTGCTTAGGCAGGCTGTGTGTGTTGCTGTGGCGTGGGTTGACAGGCACCCCCAGGGGGAGTACCCTGCCCCCGGGTCTTTCCCGACCGGGAGGTAA